AAGTTTTCAAATAGCATATCTTCTAAGTCTCTTGCGGTAGCACATTTGCATGTCGGCTTTCGCACTCTAACCGCGGGGTGATCTATGAAGATTTTTTTTGTTTTTGTATCACCTTGGGATTTTCTTTTTTCTCTCTCCCTTGCTGATGACTCCATTATGCATGACTCCAGCGGGGAATGCAAGTCAGAATGTATATGATCCATATCACACTCTGTTTCCCCTGGTCAGAATAAGTTTTTGTTACTGCAAATCCGCTACTAGGTTGTGCACAACCGCAGATTTTCGAGTCGTTTTTGCCGTTTTTATGATTTTTGTACATCTATAGTGACGAAAATCGACGCAAAACACCAGGTCAAAGTACGTTTTTGAAAACCCTTGACACACATACATAACACAAAAACTTGGCAAACATGCAGGTCAAAGGGTGTTTTTGAACGTTTTTATGTGTTTATGTGACATAAATGGGCATAAAACACCAGGTCAGGGCTGTTTTTAGGCGTTTTTTATCGCTTTTTAGCCGGCTATAGGATCTAAATGCTGATCTAGCCGCTATCGCCTAGCGGCTAGCACCCCCCGCTAGCTGCATTCCTATATATAGCCCCTAGCTAGCCGCTAGGGGCGTTGAGCAGCGCTTTTAGGCCTATGCCCCACTAGGGCGATTTTCCTAGCCCTAGGCACCCGCTAGCCTAGGGGTGTTTCATCACACTGACGATAAACAAAACTACTTAGGGCAGCCTTGCCTTTGTTTTGAGGCACTATTTACTGTGGGTTTGGTTGTTAGGGGCATAGAGATATTAGGTCATAGAAAAGATTAGTAGGCAGAAAAGGTTTTGAGGCAAGGAAAGTTTGGGGTATCTCATTTCTTCTTATGAAGTTGTTAGGCAAACTAAAATACTTCTTCTGCTTCACGATTGCAGCAAAGGCAAACCTAACTAAGGTTACCCTAAGTTAGGGTCAACTTACTTGAGGGTCAACCTCAACCTTCAAGTGAAGCCTTAATGTTTGGGGGCAAAACTTAAAGTTCGGCTTGAAGCTTCACATCTGCTACGTTCAACGTAAGGTTGAACCTTACGGCTTCAAGTTTGCTACTGAGGCTGGTTTTCAGCTAGCAGGTGTGCTGCAAGATAGCACCTTTGCAGCCCCATCAGTCGTGCTACTCGGCCCCGGTGGTCCGGCCAGTCCCGGCCCCTGTCGTGGTCGGTGTGGGTGTGGGGTGGTCCCCGACCTCTGCCGTCGTGCAGGTCACACCAGCCCGCTAGACAGCGGAAGGCGGGTCCGGTACGCTAGAGGGTATGCAGGAAGGAATAAAGCGGGGGCTCCCCTACTTCGATGCGGTAGGTCAACAAATGCCGCACATCCCAGTTGGAGAAGGCGAGTTCGCAGAGGTAAAGCAGTACATCAGCAACATCAGTGAGCTTATCGCCTCAATGATTAACGAGGTAAACTTCGTTCTAGTAAGCGAACATCTCGACGGCTCACACTTCTTCGAGAAGATAGCTATCGGAGATGAGTTCTTGACCAGGCACGGCATTACCAAGCCGATCCTCTCTGGCACCATTAGTGTTGTCCCAATCAAAGTAAGCGAAAACTCTTGGAGTCTGAGCTGGGAATACGACAAGGACAATCGGGTACGATACAACTTCTGCTACCATCTTGGTGTTATCCATGACCTAAAGCGTGACAACTTGGAAGAGTGGAAAGAGCTCGGGGACTTTATCGACGCTAATAACCTATTCCCGGTCATGCTAGGCTGTGCGTTTCATCGCAGGTTGCCGTTAGACCAGGTGCGAAATGTCCGCCCATAAGTGCGCCCATCTGCATATATAAAGTGCGCCCATATGTCCGCCCATACTAATAGAAAGAACATTATGCTTCCACCAATCTTATACTGTGGTGCAACCGAAAAACTACGATACGTTCTAGACGATGATTGGATCACAGGTATTTTAAGCCATGACTTCGCACTCATCCTGGTTGATGAGATAGAAGTCATTGAAGAAGACCTCAACGACGACACAAAGTACCGGGAAGAGTTCCTCAAGGCAAAGAATATGCAGCGGGTTCAGTCTTTCGGTTCCATCTGTAACATTCCCGCTGGTAAGAATGAAACAATTGAAATCGGGGTGATCCGATACGACAGGAGTTCTTGGGGACTTCAAGCCTACTTTATTATTCCAGAAGAAGACCTCGTCGATGAATCCTTAGAGTTTAGTCCGACCGAAGAAGAGTGGGAGAATCTGTTCAAAGACTTTCCCATCGACGCCAAGTATTCTAAGCCTGAGGTGAAAAAGAAAATCTTTCAGGCAGTACAAGCCATTAATACCAAAGCTAAGAAGCGGTTTGTTGAGCAGTTCAACCAGACACTTTCTCGCTATCCGATAGGTTGGGAGCACCCAAATGTTTTTAATGATGAAAACTATTGGATGAAAGTAGTATTCGTAAAAACCAGCGACAACCGCTGGAGCATCAAACCCCGTCTAAGTATTAGCTTAGATCGGGTACTACAAGAAGATTTGGAGGAAGAAACCAGTGAATAACGAATCAAATAAGTATCTCAAAGAAGCGTGCGCATCTTTGGGAGAGGCTTTGAAAAGCGTAGCTCTTGTTACTAAGGACGCTTGGCGCCACATTAAAGGCGAAGACCTTTCCAATGAATATGCGCATCTCATCTTCGAGGTCACCCCTGGCTATCTCGATAACGTAGCAAAAATGTTCGATGTGCCAGAAGAACACAAAGATAAGTGCACTAACTTGTCTATTGTGGTGCCAAAAAGTCAAGAGATAGGTTCTCTCGCCTACATCACTGGTCGGCGCACAAAGGAAGAACTAGACTTTATTCCATCTAAGTTGCACACGGAACTGCGAAACATTCATGAAGCAGGTGCCTTGAAGCTTATTCGGCGGGTAGATTTAGGAATCAACTTTGATCCTAGTACAGGTGAGATGAAATGATGGGGGTTGATTTTAGTGAGTTAGAATTCATGGAAGAACAAGGGGAGATTTCTTCATCTCAGGTAAAGATGTTAAAAGAAGAGGGTAGTAAGTGGTACCAAATAGACACCACTGTTCCTAACGGACACACGTTAGTGAACATGTGGTCCCAAAGGAAACTTCCTGGATGGGAGAACCCAATCTCTTTTCTTGACCTAGAGGATTTAGGCCTGAAGCCGGGGGAAGGAGTGGGACCTTTAGGAAAAAAGACTCCATTTCCCCAATGTGTCCATATTATTCTTGTTGAGAAATGGTTTTGGTTGTTTAAATTTATGATGCCAGAAAGTTTGCGGAAGAAGTATATTGAGCGGGGATATGAGTTCTCCAATTATGTGATGAATAAAGCTGCGCAAAACAGGCTTGACTTTTGGAGTAATCCATTTGATGGAGGGTTTGAAAAGCAGGTAGGAATGTTTGAGATAGTAAATGGAAGGATGCGCTATGTCTTCCCTCTCAAAGGGACTGAATAACCGATTGAAAGCGGCACCTAGGCAGTTCTGCAAGATCGAAAAGATCTTCGTGTACGCTAGCGGGTTTCAGCTTCGCAATAAAGTATTGGCGCAGGTTGAACAAGGAAGAACCCTAAAGCTAGGAAAAGATTTTGACCCGGACCTTGATGATCGTTTCACCTATTCACTACAAGAAGTGCGGCGCTGGTATGTTCAGTATGGCGTGCCTGTTGTGTACTCTTTCGTTCAAGACCCTTGGGTGTTTAGGGATGATTGGGATGCTCCCCACAAAGAATTAAATTACTACCAAGAAATCTTCCCCTTTACCAAGAACCAAAGGGCTATGGTGGTGTACAAAGGACAGTGGTTAGTTCGGGGTCCTGTTAATGTGATTAAACTACACGCGAAGGGTCGCTATGCCACAGATTGATTTTGAAAAGCTTACAGAAAAGATCGACAAGTTTACCCCTTTGTGGTTCGACGAGTTTACCAAAATGAGTAAGCTTGTTGATAAAGCAGAGCAAGAGGGGAAGCTGATTGATATCTATGCCAGTCCTAACACCGTTGACCTTATGAAGGCCGTGATATCTGATGACATAGATGGTCTTATTGCCAAAGAGGAAACAAATAATCTAGTCTATGCACTCAGAGCTTTAGAGCGTCTAGGCTACGTTCTGGACTACACCAGAAGCCATTTGATTTGGCTTAAACCTCCAAGGCTTTACCGCAACGATCTTTACACTACTTTCTATTGGAAAGACAGTAGTAACCCTTACTCTTTTGAAGCGTACTTTTCGGTTCCAACAGGGCTAGCTTGGCCCCTTATCTCTCTAGGTTATGGTTTATTGAAGCCTGGTCAGCATAAGATCTTTAATAGTAAAGCTTCAATGCGTCCTGGCTATGAGGAGTAGGCGTATAATAGTATAATATAAGACAAGCTTCCCACATAAAAATGCAGGAAGCCAGATACTGTTTCTCCACATGGAAGATCAGCTACCACAACTATAACAGATAAGGAAGAATGATGTTAAAACCGCGTGACGGGTATTCCTTCGGGGACTTCCAATATGAAGGCGAGAAGATCATTGACCAGCGGAAGCGAGTCCCAATTACATCTCGTAGGTTAGGCAGTGAGAAGGCAGAAGAGATTAATAATGCTCTTGATTCTCGCTATTGTAAATACAGCATTTATAAAATTGATATTTCGCAAGTAATTTATGCAGCTGAACACCCGTGTGGGAGCTTTTATCACGAGGGTTATATTTCTTTTGGGACCAATGTGAATGTGGGTGGTGGCGGGTTGTTGTCTAATGTATTTATGCATCAAACCACCATTTCAACAAATCAAGGATCTGAGGTAAAGATACCTTATTGCATTTTTGACTCAGAAATCGGTTCATCCATGCTTTTTCTTGAGTCGGAATCAGTTATTATACGTTCCAACATTGGTTGTTCGACAGTATTAAATGGCGCCAATTCTATTCAGTTTACTTCATTAGCTTTAACCACGCTAAAGGGAGAGAACTATCTTTATGGAAGCGATATCGAGAACTTTTTGCTATCAGATTCTTGTATTGATGACGTCACATTAAGAGGTTTCAGTCAGCCGCTTATTATCGCCAATGCGAATATTCGGCACGAGAGGGACATTTTTCCAATTTGTAAATATAATACTGAAACTAATAAAAAAGAAGGGGGACTTTTATATCGAACAAAATCTGGAGCCGTCGCTTTTTCAACCCCGGAATACGGAGTAAGAACCCTTAAGCATGAATATGCTTTTGAAGGAGTTGAATATTATGTCAAAGAGTTAGAGCCCAACTCAAAAAAGCGGGATGAGTTGGTAGATAGGGCTCAGGATTTTGCTAAACGGGTGTTTTCTGAATCACAATAACTTGCAAGGGGGCATATACATACATATACTGGGGATACAGAAAGGAAGTGAAACATGACTGACTGGAAGTTCCCCCAGCTCGACTGTCCCAAAGCACGCAAAACATATACATGTGATCTATGCGACTTCACAATTCACCCCGGAGAAACGTATGTTCGCATAGTTGATATTGACATGGGGAAGTTTGTTACTGCCCGCTATTGTAAGCCATGCGGAAATGGTCTTTACTATTATGACTATAAACAAGACCTTCGTGAAGATGATTTTTTGCCTGACGCATCAGAGCTTCATTCATTTCTCTCTGATATGTTCCTCAGTAGAGACGAAAAATTTCAGGAAAGCCGAGAAAGTTTACTTGAATGTATGACAAGGCTTAATAAGAAGCTAGGATGGGATGAATAATGGATTTGCTAGTAGATAATTTTGTACAATCTGCCAAAGAGCGTCTTTGCGGTGTGTGCAATAACCCTATTCCAAGAGATACTTCTCATTGTATTCAAATATGGGTTGATGAAGAAACTGAAACCTACTACATTATGCGGATCTGTCGGGTTTGTGACTATCTTTGTTACGTCGATCGAATTAACAAAGCTTGGACTCCAGACCCCGGGGCACCAGTAGATCTCCTTGATAAGAAAGTTCTTTTTACAACTCGTTTCAGCTCAAAAGCAATAGAGAACTATCTATCAGATGGGGCTGATAAAAAATCCGAAAACTGGTATTGCGCAGAGTTACAAAGAAGACTCGCATCTAATGTAAGTAATAATAATCAGGATGAATAATGGTACAACTATCAGACACTATTATCTCACGGTCTCGCAAGGAACACCTTTGTGGGGTCTGCAATGTCATTATGCCTAAAGGATCTACCCAACGAGTCTACACTTGGATTGATGAAGAGAGCGATTCATATTGCACCATGCGTCTTTGTATGACTTGTGACGTGGCAGATTATGATAACCGGATTGATGATGCGTGGACCTCCACTGATGGCGCACCGCTTACTGGATGTGGTGGAGATAGTATTTCCTCTGTACGTTTTAGTGCAGATGCATTACAAAACTACTTGCTAGATACCGTATCTGAAGAAACAGATGACCGTTTCAGGGCTTCTTTAAGACGACGACTTACCATTAATACCGGGGGCAACTGGCTTGCTAGTTGGGACAAAAAGGAAGAAGAAAAGGAAGAAGAAAATGAACCAGAAGACAATCAACTACGCCTATTTTAAGGCTTTAAAAGCACGATTCCGCAATCGCTACAAGAAGTACAAAAAGCAGCTACAATATGGCAAATGCCACCGTCCAATCTCGCTATCATATATTGAAGAACCGCTACTTACTTTGGAAGAGTATTTCCCCTCCTTCCCACGGCTAGAAGGCGACACAAACCCCCCGCAAAAGGATTACAAAGCTTTTGCGGAAGGCGTGGAAAAGATCAGTTTCCCACCCGGCTACAAAGAAGGCGAAGTGGTAGAGCGGATGCGGAAAGCGATGGATAGCTTGCCTACCCCTGTAAATAAGCCCGAAGAGTAAAATGTCTCACTACGACAGCGGCTGGTGCTTACTGAGTACCCTAAAAGAAATTGAGATGATAGAAGATTATTTAGCTCAGTTAAGGGTATGTAAGCACCAGAAGAAAGCGATAAAGCTAGCTAGAGATATCTCAAGAATGAATAGCTTTCTTGGACATTGTTATCATTCTCACAATGCTAAGCCTCGGATCTGCGCTCACTGTGAGGAACTGGTTCGTAGCTATTCCCAAAACATTGAGTCAAGACTTGCCTGGTGGCATAAAGAACTGGAGTTGAAACCTTATGTCAGGCTGTAATCACGGTTTTCTTGAAGAAGATGACAAACCCCAAGAGCTGCTGACTATGCATCGCATCAGAAAATTCATAAATAAACAGTTTCGTGAGACCGAGCAAATGCTGCAAGATATTCAAAAAGAGCTTTTAAAAGAGAATCAAATTGATTCTTATTCCGAGATTCCCTTTGATTGGGCGGAAGAGATCCTTGAGCGAGTCAGTGATGAGTTCTCTCTGGCTATCAAGGACTTTATTCGCACTCTAGAAATAGAAGAAGAGGAGGAAATAATGAAAACGCCAACAGTCAGTCTTGATTCGGTGAAGTCGTTTTTTAGTATAACTCAATTTCAGGTAAATCACCAGGTTGGAAAATTGGGATTGGACCTGGTGGAAGACGGTCGCTATCCCGAAGGTAAAATTCCTGTGGATTGGTTTACCAATTTCATGACCCGAATCAAAGAAGATTTTAGCAAAGCCGTCGATGATTTTGTTGCTGACATGTGCTCTCAAGCAGAGAAAGAGAAGGGAGAGGAATCATGAGTGACCAAGAAGAATGGTTAGGTGAATCAGCTGAATACTGGAAGCAGCATGCTGACAGCGCTCGGCATATGATGAGCTTGGTTGCCAGTCTTGAAAACTTGTTTTCATATCGCTTCTCGCTCACCAGTGGTGGTGACTATTCCGACCTATCCCTTGCTTTAGAAAAATGTGTTTTCGACGAGCTAGGGGACATTGATATCCGCGGGATGCAAGAATATATTGATTCTGTAAAGCCAAAGCTTCGCCTGACAGGTGATTGTCAACATAACAAGAAGGAAGAGCCTACACCTCAAGCTTGCGTGTATCAGTGGCGATTGTCTGATTACATTGAGGTAACAGAGTCTATGATTGCCGCTTCTCGTTTATTTTTAAAGCTAGAGGATCCTATGCTTTTTGGTCGAAAGGACATTATGGACAGGGTTAATGAATATTTGGAAGTGATTGAGAATTTTAAGTGTCTCCCCGCCTTTGAACACACAGATGAGTTCGCTAGAAGGGCAAGGATAAAACTAAATGAAATGGGTTATGAGAAGGGGGAGAATTAAATGATTTTGGATATGACATGCGGGGCGGAAAATGCCTGAAACAGAGGTTGAATCCCAGAAAGATGCTATGAGACGCTTGTTTGCCTCCGCCTTGCTTTGCACAAAATTAAATAATTCGTCACAGTCTCATATTTTTGGTTGCCTTGAACTTGGTATCTCTGTGCTACAGACAATATTGCACGATAATGAAGCCAATATTAAGCGGGATGAAAAACCACTACTCACAAAACGTGAAACAATTCGTTTGATTGAAGAAGCCCGTTTTGTTTTTAATCAAGTTATTGATGAACAGTTGGTATCACTCAAGGCTGATGGACAAAAGGAGGATTCCTAATGATTCTTGATATGACCTGTGGGTCAAAAAGCACCTGGTTCAACAAGCACCCGGAAGACACCGTGTTTCTGGACAAACGGGTGGAACAACTCACGCTTTGTGATGATCGAGAGATCGAGGTCAAGCCTGATGTACAAGCGGATTTTTGCCACCTCCCTTTTGCTGACAACACTTTCCACCTGGTGCTTTTTGACCCTCCGCACTTAGAGCGGTTAGGTGAAACAAGCTGGATGTATGCGAAATATGGGGCCTTACTGCCTGATTGGCGAGACGTACTAGCACAAGGCTTCTCAGAGGCATTTAGGGTACTCAAACCCAGCTGCGCTTTGATCTTTAAGTGGAACGAGACTCAAATTCCAGTAAAGCAGATTGTTGAGCTTTCCCCATATCCACCAATGTTCGGACATAGAAGTGGAAAAGCTAGCAAAACCCATTGGCTCAACTTCGTGAAACCAGGGAGTCCAAATGAATAATGAACAGTACGACAAGTTCGTAAAGCTTGCCGAAGAGCAGAAGCGAATTGGCAAAGACTTGGTTCAAGCCGCGGAAGAACTTGACGGGTACATGTCGTATTACCGAGCTACTGGAATTGGTAAATCCTTCGCGGGGATGTTTTATTCTGATAAAGAGAAAGATAATCTCCATGTTATAGGTGTTTATTTCTCTAAGAAGATTGATAAGCTTCATCAAGCAACTAAAGAAATGAATGAGGCTTACTTAAAAATCCGTCTGGACATCCCCGAGCTGCATCAGTCAGAGCTGAAATCCTTGAGGGCAAAGGCACTCACTCTTCAGAAAGAAATTGCATCCCAAGAGGCTTTATTACAGCTAGATAAAAAACAACAGCAACAGCAGATTGTTTTAAGCACTTTGTTTTTCATCTCGCTTGGTGGTATTGGTGTGTACTGGGGTTCAGTGGTTATTTGTCTCGCTGTACTGAGTCTATTTCTGCTTTACGGTTCTTGGGTGGTGAAGGAGATTTATTCTCCAGAGAAGAAGCAAAGCCTACGAGACTTAGAGCAAAGCAAGGTAGAGTTACAGAACAACCTCGGTCGGCAAGCAGAGCTCAGTTTGGAGATGTACCAATGTTATCCCCAGAGCTAAACGCCATGTTGACGAGGAAGAGTGATATCCAAGAGCGGATCATTGATCTTCGTGCAGAACGGCGAGCCATTATCTCCTATTATATTTTCCGCTTTAGTTTAGGTGTGCCGGGGCTAATTGGGACAGGACTGCTCACCGTAATCACTGGAAATATAGGGATCATGTTTTTTGGGGTTGTGTTTTGTACGCTCTGGGTAACATGGATTTATTTTGACTCAGGAGACATTCACGGAGAGCTCTTGGACAACATTGAGGCAATGAATCGGAACAAGGGGTTGCTGAAGAAAGTAGAAAATCAGATCGAGGATTGGGTAACGAGATAACATGACTGAACAGAAAAAAGAACTTGAGACTCAGCTTTTGACTCAACTTCGCATACTTACCAGCAACCTTGCACTTGTTTCCGATAAAGCAGATTATCTCAAAAGCTTGAAAATCTCTTTTAGGGATTTTGTTGGCCATGCTACTTATTGGCCTATAGATTATGATAGATTAGAAAAGCTAGAATATTGTCGTCGAGATATTCAATTAGCCGCAAATTCGTCTAAGGAAGCATCGGATTATTTTTCCTCCATTATTTATAAGACTAAAGATATAATGTCAGATTTAGAAAAGACAGTGAATAATCTTCCTGAGGTGCAAGAATTAAAAATGAAACAGGAACTCATGAAAGAGACAAACGAGCTAGAAAAGCGAGAACTAGAGCTCAAGAAATCTATTGTATCTAAGCAGTCCGAGTCCGAGAAGATTAGTAAGGGCTTAAGAAGACTGGTTGGCTTCTCTTCCTTGTTAGTAGTTTCTTTCACCACGGTAGGAATTTTATTTCCATATGTTTGGGTATTGTGCGTCACAACCATCTTTGTGGGGATTATCACATTGTTTATTGGCCTTAATATGCTCTTTGGTCTCCATAAAGACGGTATACTAGATGCTGGAACATTGGAAAAGGATAAAGTTGAACTTGATTGGGTACAAACCAAGAAAGCACAACTATTTTTGGAGTCAAACCAGTGAAAAACGCAGAACAAGAACTCTTCCAACTAGAAGAGGAAGCGATCAAGCTTCAAACCGCAATCGAAAATAAAACCCTTGAACTCAAAGATCTCAAGCGCAAGACCTTGTATGCAGCAATCTTCTACGCCTTCATCGCAGGCGTATGCTTCAGCTCAGCATGGAACCAAACCTCTGACCTTAAAGCAGCGGGGTTCATCGCTTGCGGGGTGCTGTTTGTCGGAATGTTCGGCACATGCCTTACCGACCGGAAGGATGAACTTAGCCTCAAGAAAGGTCTGAACCACATTGAAGCGAAACTTCGGCAAAACGAAAAGAAACAAGCCGACCTACTACTAGGGATGTAAAAAATGATTCTCACCATCATCAACATTGCGTTGCTTTGTGCCGCTTGTACAATGTCGTATCTTTCAGCGAAGATTCTTCGGGATACTTCCTACATCAACGGACGCATCGCTGAGCTAGAAAGGCTGAAAGAGGCATTGGAGAGCAAGCATGAGTGACACTCTGTCAACCACAGTTTTTGCCGTACTTGCAGGCCTATTTGTCATTAATTACTATCTCGCCAAGAAGGATTATCAGAAAAGTGCTCAAGAATATCAAAAAGTGGTGCAAGAACTTCTTCGATACATTCGTGAGTTTGATGCAGTTCAGAACCCAAGCGATGACGCCGAAGCATCTTCCTGAATTTCCAGTTGAAAAGTGGCTTGCGTCACAATCCCTCATGGGTGCTTGACACCATCCCTCTTCACACTTACAATAAAATCATCTTCTTTCAGAAGAGCCCTGGTAGGTTTACACGTCTTCTACTATCTCCCTTTTCACCCCTTTGTGACGTATAGAGTTCGATTCTCTCTCAGGGCACGGGTTCAACCCCTCGCAGTACAAATGGCAGTTTCTGTGTATGTGATAGTATAAGCTGAGGTTCAACAACTGAGGCTTAACAAGCCCCCGGTATAGCCGGGGGTTTTGTGTTACCATAATCACTATGACTGAAACCAATCCAGAAATGGAAAAAGCACTAGCTGACGTGCTAAAATTTGTTGATGAGAACACCAAAACCAGTGAGAAGAAACCGTTCTGGCCTGGTGTTATTTTTGCCTTCGTGCTTGTTGCCGTAGGCTATTTGACGTTTGAATCGTGGTTTGCAATGGGGCAATACGTCCTTGCTTCTGTGGTTCTTTTACTCTCTATGGCACCACTCTTGGTGACAGAAAAGGAATAGGCATGAAAGAATATCTTCAACTCAATTCCCAGCTTAACCTGGTTGGTTCAGATGGTAAGCCACAATTCGAGAAAGATAAAGAAGCATTAGCAAATTATATTGAGACTGAAGTAAAACCTCGGGACTACTTCTTGGTTCACGAGATGACCTTGAAGGAAAAGTACAACTACCTCAATGAGAATATGTACATTGATAGCGAGGTGGTATGTAAGTACGGCTCTGAGTTTTTCTTTAATCTGGTCACCGAGATTGAAGAAGAGATTGGACAGTTTGGTTTCTTCGAGACCTTCATGTCTGCATATAAGTTCTATCAGCAATACGCTTTGAAGAGCCGGGACGGTCAATGGTTCCTGGAAAATGTTTGTGACCGGATTGTGCTTACTGCTGTTGCTTACTCCAGTAGTGAAGGTCATGCTAAAGACGTGGCTCACTACATGGCTCAGAAGCGATTCCAGCCAGCGACACCAACCTTTCTCAACGCAGGACGGGTCGCTGGTGGAGAAGCGGTGTCCTGCTACCTCTTGCGAGTAGAGGACAACATGGAGTCGATCGGCGCCGCTATCACCAACTCGCTTCAGCTTTCAAAGCGCGGTGGCGGAGTAGCCCTGTCGCTCACTAATCTTCGTGAAGCAGGGGCACCTATTCAAGAGATCGAGAACCAGTCTTCCGGCGTTATTCCGGTCATGAAGTTGCTGGAAGACGCTTTTTCCTACGCCAACCAACTTGGGGCTCGCCAAGGTGCAGGAGCGGTATATCTTAACGCACATCACCCAGATATCCTGAAGTTTCTGGACACTAAGCGGGAAAATGCCGATGAAAAGATTCGGATTAAAACCCTGTCGCTCGGTGTGGTTATTCCTGATATCACTTTTGAGCTGGCACAGCGGAACGAAGATATGTACCTGTTCAGTCCGTATGATATCTATAACGTTACCGGTCAGCCGCTGAGTGATTTATCAGTGACAGAGCATTATTATGAGTGGGTAGAAAATCCTGATATCAAGAAGACGAAGATTAGTGCTCGGCGGCTTTTCCAAACCCTAGCAGAAATCCAGTTTGAGTCCGGCTATCCGTATATCCTGTTTGAAGACACCGCCAATAAGTACAATTGGTATCCAGAGCAGGGACGAATTAATATGTCGAACCTTTGTTCTGAAATCCTACAGGTAAACTCGGCGTCCCATTACTTTGATAATGGAGACCCCAGTTACACAGGGATGGATATTGCTTGTAACCTTGGATCTTTTAATGTGGCAAAAATGATGGAATGCAAGAGTTTCAAGGACTTCCAACAGACAGTAATGGCTGCGGTCAAGTTCCTCACCAATGTTTCGGAATCTGTCTCTAATAATAATGATTTCCCGGTACGAAGCATTCGCAATGGGGCCGCTCTTACTCGCTCTATTGGTTTGGGGCAGATGAATTTGCATGGCTATCTTATTACCCAAGGCATTGAGTACGGTTCTTCAGAAGCAATAGACTTTTTCCGCCGATACATGGCGCTCATTACTTACTGTGCGGAGTCCGCAACCATGGAGACAGCTAAGCTGACAGGGAAAGTAGCTTCCCGAGCGAATCAGTGGCAGTATCTCGAAAAAATAAGGGCCTATAAGCGAGAAGCATCAAAGCTTCCTCAGGTGGGGCAAGGTACGCCTGAGTGGTTTAAGGAAGATGTGGATAGTCGATTTGAAGAGTTGTTCTATCGGGTTAAAGGTGACTTGTCTGATAATCCAGTAACCAACATGTACTTACAAGCAATTCCGCCGACTGGTTCAATTTCTTATCTCACAAACGCCACCCCTGGTATTCAACCAGCGACAGACATTATCGAGACGCGAAAGGAAGGCAAGACTGGTCGCACATATGTGCCAACCTTTGGTGTAAACAAAGACAACTACCAATCAATTACCACAGCTTACAACCTTGACCAACAGCGAGTAATCGACATGTATGCAGCAGCAACTCCCTGGGTTGACCAGGGGATTTCCGCTGTTCTGTTCTACCCCAACACAGCTACCACCCGAGACGTAGTAAAGAACTACATCTACGCTCATAAACAAGGATTGAAAACTCTGTACTACATGCGGGTGCGTCAGCAGGCGCTCCCTGGTACCGAGGTTGCCGAATGTGTAAGCTGTGTTTTATAACACAGCAAGTTGTCTAGCCCTCAAAGATTTGTATAATGGGGGCATACACATACACAGAAAGGAAGAGGAATGTATCGCTCAAAACAGCGGGTACATTGCGAATATCAAGCTGATTTCTTTGATCGACTTGAACATTTTTTTAGCACGTCACAAAAGAAACTCACAATACCCCAAAAAGCTAAGCTTATTACAGCACCTGGCTTCTCCATTGCCACTGCAAAAGACCTGTTGTATTACAAAGGGAAGAAAACTCCATCAACCAATCGAGTAGTAGCATTAATGAATGCTACTCAAATGGATTTTGAAGAAGTAGTCTCCTACACGTACCATGCCAATCCTCGGATTCAAGTCAATGAATCCAATGAACCCAAAATAGTCCCTATGTATCAACCAGGGGGTAAATACTGTGCGTTTCGCTCTTGGGTATTCCCTTATCTCCGCCGGAATCTCCGCTATGCGAATTGGGAAGTGTTTACTCGAATTGTCGGATTTGACTACAACTCGGTAAAAGAACCTGAACAGCGAGTACCAATCTTGGAATCAGCAATCTATATTCTTGAATTACTGAAGAAGATTGGCGTGAAAAACGTCAAATTCCAAGACATTCTTGTCATGGAACAACCTGCTTTACCTAGCGTAAAGGTAAGCTAGAAAGGAAGAAGAAATGGCTTTTACAGCCGTAGACTGGAACAACCTCAAGGATCAACTTGACCTTGATGTTTGGAACCGTATGACTGGAAACTTTTGGTTGCCAGAAAAGATCCCATTAAGCAATGACTTGCCTTCGTGGAGTACCGTTCTACGGGAAGAACAGTTGGCGCTAGAGCGTGCCTTCGCGGGGCTCACCGTGCTAGATACCATTCAAAGCGAGGTGGGTGCACACGCGGTTGGGACTTATGCGCACAGCCACCATGAGGAGGCCTGTATGGCGTTCATTGGTGGTATGGAAGCGATTCATGCACGTTCCTACAGTTCGATTTTTACGACGCTGAACAGCACTGAAGAGATTGAAGCGGCTTTTGAATTCGCACATACCAATGCGAACCTTCAGGCTCAAGCACGAAGCATCGTTGAATACTACAAGTCTCATACGGGGGATTTGGAGAGTCGGGAATTTTTCTGCCGAACCGCAAGCGTCTTCCTAGAAAGCTTCTTGTTCTACTCAGGCTTCTATCCGGCTTTGCGTCTTTGTGCAGAGGGGAAGTGCACAAATACTGCAGACATCATCCGGCTTATCATGCGTGATGAAGGTATTCATGGCTTCTACATTGGTCTGCGTGCCAAAGCCCTTTTTGACACCTTGCCGCAAGATCGGCAAGAGCTGCTTGCTGGACGTGCGCTTTTGTTTGTCCGTAAGCTCTATGAGCTTCAGGTTGATTATGTGCATGACCTATACGCTGACACCACGTGGGAAGAAGATGCACTAAAGTACTCCGCTTATAACGCAAATAAAGCCCTCACTAACTTAGGGCTTCCTGTCGAGTTTAAGCCCGAAGAGGTAGATGTATCACCCGCCATTTTGGCCCAGATGACGCTGGAAACCAATGAGACCCATGACTTCTTCTCTGGATCCGGTTCTTCATATATTCTCGCTAAAACGGAGGAGTTGAGCGATGACGACTGGAGCTGATAATCCTAATGTCTTGAAAGGGAAAGAGCTAGAGATTATCCCTTGGGAAGGACAGAAAGTGATCCTTCACAATCTAGCGAACACCGCAGCGGTAAAAGATATGAAAGCCCGCGGGTTTCTTTGGCAAGAGAAGAAAGAAGATGGAACTCCCTTCTACTATTTTGATTTTGCCTATGGCACCGAAGAGATTTTCGTAAGTGTCTTGCAAGGGTTAGGCTTCACTAAGTGGCGGAGGGAGAAATAATATGTTAGCCCCGTTCCAGAAGGACGGGGTGTCTTTTTTAACCCAGCATCAAGGCGGGTTACTCGCTGACCAGCCGGGGACAGGAAAGACACTCCAGATGATTGAAACTATAAAGAGCTTGGTAACGCAAGGTGACATCCTGGTTTTGGCACCAATGGTGGCGGCTCACGTTTCATGGCCGGAAGAGCTTGCTAAGTGGACAGATGATGAGGTTATCATCATTAAAGGCGGGAAAGCCACAAAGGAGAAGCTCTTAAGTAAGGTTATCATCTCTCCCCCACAAGGACGTCGGTGGATTGTCGCCAATTTTGAAACAGCGAGGGTCCGATATTTCCGGGGTGATCCTAAGACAGGAACGAAGCCTAAGTATGAGGAACACTTCAAAGATCTGTTTCAGATCTCCCTTCAGGCACTCATTATTGACGAGTCGCATTTAGTTTTGCCAACTGATAAGACTAAGCTTTATAAGCAGACCTTAGTACGTCGTGGCATTATGATGCTTGGAAAGAAAACCTCCTATCGGTTTGCTATGTCTGGGACTCCCTTTCGCGGGAAGTTAGAGAATCTTTGGGGCACCTTAGACTTTCTATCCAATTCAGAGATTGAAGCTTATTGGACTTGGGTCAACAGGTGGTTTATTACCAGGCCAAAAGAGATTTACACGAAGTCTAGGGTTGTTCAGCAAACTGAGATTTTAGGGCTTAATCCTCTGCTGAAGGAAGATTTTTCCAAACAATTAGAACCCATCATGATTCGCCGAAAGAAGCTTGATGTGTTCCCAGAGCTTCCGCCGAAGCGATATGCCGGTTCTACTCATCATGGCGTTGTCGGACACTGGATTGATCTAACGCCGAAACAGAAGAGCTTTTATAAGCAGATGAAAGAGTTGGCTTTGACAAGGCTCGCTTCTGGCACGCTCATTGCTCAAGGGGTTCTTGCTGAGCTTACGCGGCTGAAACAATTTGCTAGTGTTTCTGGTGATGTTCATCACATTCAGGGGGAGTTAGTATTTACCCCCGCTCTCCCATCAAACAAATTTGATTGGTTTGTTGACTTTCTTACAGAACGAGGGATCATTGACCAACCGGAGGCAAAATCACAAGAAGACAGCAAAGTAGTTGTTGCCAGCCAGTTCAGTCAGGTGCTTGATCTTTTTGAGCAGACTTTACTAGATAAGTACAACGTTTCATGTTGGAAGATTACTGGGGATGTTTCATCACCTAAACGCGCGGAAGCCGTAGAAGACTTCCAGCAAGAATCTGCCGGGAAGCGAATTATGCTGCTCAACACTAAGTCAGGCGGTGTCGCACTTACGCTTGACCGTGCCGATGAGTTGGTTATTTTGGATGAGACCTTTATCCCAGACGATCAGGAGCAGGTGGAAGATCGCATTCACCGAGTGAGCCGAATCCATAATGTGATTGTGCATTACGTGCGCTCAAAAGGGACAATCGAGGAAACCATAGCAAAAAAAGTCCAAAAGCGGGAAGAGCTGCAAAAACAAATCTTAGATGGGAGCTATGATGCCAAGCAACTACTTACCTAAAACTGTATCCCACTCGTCAAAACGGCGATTTAAAGAATGCCCCTGGTCTTATTTCCAGCGGTATGTAAATGGAATTGAGTCTATTTATAAGAACCAACTTCCGCTTTTCTTTGGGTCGGGGATCCATGAAGCGCTGGAGAAGTGGTATATTCCAGGCTCGGACCGAGGGATGCATCCTGTTGATGGGTGGGTGAGTTTCTTCACCTCTCAAGCGGAAAATCCTGAGTACACAGAGCTTTTCCGAGATCAAGAGAAAATGAATCAGCAACTTGACCTTGGCGTTAATATGCTTGAAGGCTACCTACATCATTGGGGTGAAGATCGGTACATCCATGTTATCGCCAATGAACAGCGGTTTAAGTGGGGTATCCCTTATGTGGGACCGAATAATCAGCAACTCCAACGAGATCTCATCGGCGCTGTAGACCTGGTGTATCAAGATATGGATAACGCAGGTCGCTTTACAGTAATGGAGCACAAAACAGCTTCAAAGTTAGGAAGCGAGAACACCCAATATCTTCCGCTTGATGAGCAGGCAACCTTGTATCTTGCGGTTGTGACAAAAATGTTTCGTGACCAGGGGATTTTGCGTCCAGATGAGTTTGTCCAAGTCATCGTATATAATTATTTACGAAAAGAAGCGCAAGATCTTTCAGGCGTTGACGATAAGGGTGTAGCGCACAAGAAACCAGAAAGGAAGCATTATGAAAAAGAATTACTTGGTGTCCCCTGGTTAACAGAGGAAAAGATCAAGGGTTCGTCGCTTGCAGAGCTCAAGGGTTTAGCTGAAGAACACGAGGTAGTTGTTTTCGGTGACCCGAAGAAGGTACAGCCGTCCCCTCGCTTCGTGCGTAAGACGACATCGAGGACTAAGCAAGAAATCAAAGATTTCATTTATCGGCTACAAAGCGATTTAACGCTGATGCGATATGTTGAAGAAGGCATTTTAGCTCCCACGAAATCGCCAAGCAGCGCTTGTTGTCGGTGTGAACTTCGGGAGCTTTGTAAGCTTGATGAGCAAGGAAGAATGGATATGGAAAAGTTACCAAATCTTTATAAAAGGCGGTGGTGATGGAACGTAAATGCATTTATATTGACTGGGATAATTCATCTCGAAGGTTTGTTGATGATACCTATTTTCCCTATTGTGTTGTACTCTTCTACGATTCCACAAAAAATATTCTAGCAGAAGAAAATCTATTCTGTTGGGTCGGGAAGGTCGGCGCCGATAACTATTACATGAAGTCTCAAGAGTTAGTGGCGAAAGATATTGTCGCCTGGCTGCATGAGCGGGGATATCAGGTAGATGTTAAGGGACCGGAGTCAGAAGAGGTAAGAACAGTAATGATGCAATACGAGGTAGTTGTTTATGAGCGATCCCTTCCTTGATAGCCTAGAGACAGCGGAGTCTGTAAGCGAAAAGGTTAACATCTTGGTATATGGTCCCCCCGCTGTTGGCAAAACTTTTTTCGCTGGTAGTGGGGCTAATGATGGTGAAAAAGTTTTAATTCTATCTATCGAGAACGGCCTTAACGCGATTAGCCGACCAGGAAACAAAACAAAAATTAAGCGCATAGATTCGTACCCTAAGCTTTTGAAGGCTGTGAAGTGGGTACAAGAAAATCCTTATGTTTTTGATTGGGTTATTGTGGATTCGCTTTCTCGCGTGCAGTCGAAGCTTATTTGGCCATGGATTGCCGATAACCGTAAAGCGAATCGGGACAAGCTTAATCGAGAGCTTCAAGAATATAACACCGCATTTCTTCACACCGAAAAGCTTATTGATGACCTTTGCTATAGCAAGGCGAATGTTATTTTCTTGGCTACAGACACATCTTTGAAAGAAGATTCTCGGATCATTTGTCCTGACATTGATGGTCGCAAAGGGAAGATGCCAGATTATCTTATGGGACGCATGGATCTTGCGTTCTATGTTTCTATCACACAAAATAACCAAGGAGAAATCATACGAAAGTTTGATAGTACTCCTCATGAGTTCATCCGAACTCAAGATAAGCTGGGAATTTACCCTAAACCTGTGGCAAATCTCACACTTGAACGACTCACAAATGACATGCAAGCTAAGTATGGAGTAAAATAGAAAAATGCTGAAATTCAACATCCCTAACACCCGTCCTTCTCTAGAGGATATCAAGAAGGCTCGGGAAAATACTGGTGGCTATAGTGGCCCCACCCCTCAGCCTGGCAAATATGATACGCGGCTTGTTCAGCTGAACCTCACTGAATCTCGCTCAGGCAACCTGATGTTCAAAGCCCGGCTTGCGATTGAAGATTATGAATCTCAAGGCGCATATAAGGGTTTTGTTTTTACTCACTATGTAGTGATCCCTTATGACCCATCTGCAAGTGGTTTCTCTCTTCAGCTTAATAATCTTGATGACTTTATGAAGGCCATTAGCTTTGGAAAAGACAAAGCTGACGAATGCTATATCGCTTTAGCAAATAGCGATTATGTAGCTAGTGAAAACAGTGAAACCGACGGTCAGCTTTCCGAGTTCGCGGGGAATAAAATCGGTGATTTCATCAAGGTAGTGGTTGTTTCTGGCCTTCAGGACGACACCCGAGACCCAGAAAAACAATGGGCACGAGTGAAATACATTGATGTTGCTGCAACCAAGGCTCTGCAAGACGGTAATCCGCCTGAAGCAGACGGTTTTGAAAACCTTGGTGACATGGAGTTGATGTAACTGTGGTGGAAGTTGATATTTATTCTCTGCCTCGCTGTAAGCAATGTGATAATGCCAAGCGCTTTATCAAAAATTATCAAGGGGAATTAAAGGTTTCTGATCGAGGCTTCTTATCAAATTACCCTGATTTAATAGCCTCACAACGGATTCAGCAAGCCCCTTATATTGCAATCCGCCACCTTGGTAGTGGGAACACATATAATCTTACCGGCTTTGACCAGGAAAAACTGGAATACGCGCTCTCAGACGGCGATGACCAGGCTTGGTAGTTTGTAAGATGAACATAATAATGTTATAATATTGTTGTACTCACTAGCTAATCTTTTCCTTCCTTTCTGACAAGCTAGTGAGTCTTCATCTTTGGAGTCAAAATGGATTTCGTATCACTTCATGGACACACCTCTTTCAGCTTCGGTGATGGACACGGCACACCCGAAGAACACGTCAAGCGAGTAAAAGAGCTAGGTATGTCAGCACTAGCTGTGACTGAACATGGCAATGTTTCCAGCCATGTGCAGCTGGAGAAAGCCTGTAAAAAACACGGAATCAAACCCATCTTTGGCGTAGAAGCTTATGTAGCTCCGCCAAATGAAAAGCATAAGTTCCACCAAACAATCCTTGCTATGACCCAGCAAGGCTATCGACAACTCAATGAATTAGTCACCCGCTCTTACCATGAAGGTTTTTATTTCAAACCAACTATGCATCCTGAATGGTTGCTAGATAGAAAACTCACTTCTGACCTTATTGTGTTTTCTGGCTGTGCTGATTCATGGCTCTCTTGCACCCTAGCAGGAGGGAAAAGTGTTACAGATGTTCCCCGCTTAGATAACTTGGCTAATCCCACGGAAGCGGATAAACAGATGTACCTTAGCCGATACCCACTTGGTGTTGAATTAGCGAAGCGATTTCAAGAATGTTATAGTGACCGATACTATATTGAGCTTCAGCCATTCTCGTTCTATATGCGCACTCGGGTACTCAATTCAATGAATGTGCGGATCGGAAAAGAACTAGGTATTCCGCTTGTGGCCACAAGTGATGTGCACTATCCGCTCCCTAGTGATTGGGAAACCCAGGTGTACCTCAACGCTATTGCATGGAACCAGACCCCTAGCAAGCTCACAGAGCGACGAAACTATGAGCGGGACCCACAAGCCTATCCACGTTCAGAAAAAGAGCTATATAGCCGCCTGGTCGCTGCTGCTGTGCCACCTGCCGTGGCCAGAGAAGCAATAATGATTACTTCCCGTATTGCTGAGCGATGCAGCGTTACCTTACCGAAGAATGATCCTATCAGGTTTCAGACGGGCTGGACAGATGAACAAGCGGAGGTCCGGCTCATCAAGGAACTGCAAAACGGTTTGCTCCGACGAGTAAGCCAATCAGAGACTTTCACCACCCATTACAAAGAAAACAAACAAGCCTATATCAATCGCATCAAGAAAGAATTTGCGGTTATCAAGGAAAAAGGTTTCTGTGATTACTTCCTTATTAATCAAGATGTGATTAGCTGGGCCAAGAAGGAAGGTATTGTGGTTGGCCCCGCACGTGGATCAGCCGCTGGGTCACTGGTTTGTTACCTTCTTGGGATCACGGAGATTAATCCAATGATGTTCCCGCAAATGCTTTTTGAGCGCTTCCTTGATCCCGGACGCGAAGACGCACCTGATATTGATACCGATTATGAAGATGCAAAACGAGATAAGGTTTTTGAATATGCACGGTCCCGGTATGGGAATGAAAATGTTGGGAATATTGGTAATTTCTCTCGTTATCGGGGGAAAATGGCTATTAAAGACGTGGCAAGAGTTAGCGGTGTCCGAATTGATGTAGCCGATAAGTACAATAGCTATATTGAGCAGTTGCCGTTCGGTGACCCACGAGAGTTTGAAACAGCGAAAATTGCAGCGGAAAACTTTGAAGAAGCACAAGCCATTATTACAGCTCATCCCGGACTAGAGAAGGCTTTTGAGATTGAAGGCGATATGAAAACGCTTTCAATCCATGCAGCAGGAATGGTGTTAAGTAACAAACCAATCAAAGAGACTTGTGCTTTATATCACTCAACTAAGTCTAGTGGTGTCGATACAGAAGTTATCGCTTTTGACAAGCGCGATGCGGCTTACCTTAATCTTCTCAAGCTTGACTGCCTAGGGCTTTCTACGCTCACACTTATCTCAAAAGCAATCGAGGGGGCACCTGATTTCACCATTGATGACCTATACAATCTCCCTCTTGATAACGTCACAGTGTTGAAATCCTTCGCTAGTGATGATCTTAACGGAATCTTCCAATTTGAAGGTCGCTCTACCCGCGCCATTGTTAATCAGCTATTTTGGGATCGTCCAGACGTCTATCCAGATATCAATCAGTTAGCAGACATCAACGCTCTCAGCCGGCCTGGTGCACTGTCTTCAGGCATGACAGCTGAATACATCCGTGTAGCACGTGGTGCCGAGCCTCGTAGTTATCATCCAGTGGTTGATAAGATCCTTGGCTCTACCAACGGGTGCCTAGTATATCAAGAGCAGGTGATGCAGATCGGTAAGGAATTTGGCGGGCTATCCGATCACGAGATTGGACGGCTCCGTAAAATCATTGGCTCAAAGCAGTCAGGCGGGGCCTTTGACGAGTTTAAGGCTAAGTTCGTCTCTGGTGCCAAAGAGCAATGGGAAGCGAGTGAAACTCTCGCTTTGGAGATTTGGGACTACATGGCTGCGTCCTCAGGCTATCTCTTTAATGTCGCACACGCAGTTAGCTATGCCGTCATCGCTTACTGGACAATGTATCTAAAGCGTAATTATTCAGCAAGTTTCTACGCTGGTGCGCTCACGATTGCTAGCCAGAAAGGCAAAGTGAAAGGCAAGATTGATCCCGTCCGACCTATCTTGCTTGATGCCAAGGCTCACAACATCGACATCCTGCCACCTCACCCAGCCTATAGTGGTTACACCTGGACTGCATCAGAGCGGTCAGTCAGGGCTGGGTTCTTACAGCTTCCAAAAGTTGGGCCTAAGATTGCAAATGCAATGCGAGATGCACTCAATTCTAGCCCCGATGTTGCTTCTTGGGAGCGATATATGTATGAGGTAAAAGGGTTTGGAAAGAAGTCTGTCGAAGCAATCCATGCCTGGCTAGATGATAACAACGATCCTTTCGGCGTTGGGTTTGACGAAAATCTTTATCAAATTGTTACAGAGAAGATTAATAATTGGGAGCTAGATCTGCCAATGCTTACTCTTGACTCTAAAAACCTCAATGCTCAGCTGGGAAACCAGCTGGTCACAACCATTTTACGAGTCGAGGGCCTGAAGCGAATCTTTGTAGACACAGACGGCATGGATTCACCGCACCTCAATCTCAAAGCGAAACTCACATGCATTACCAGCAAGGGTAAGGAGGTAGCGGTGAATATCTCTCGTTATCAGTATCGCACCTTAGCTAAAGAACTAAAGTACTATGATGATAGTAAAGAGTTCTTGGTTCATGTAACAGGAACAACAAGCTTTGAATACGGATTAGCTATTCAAGGAAAGGATTTAACTCTTGTCCAGCTCAATTAAGCATATTGAATTTGATTTCGCCAAAGAAAAACTCTGGCAAATCATAGATGATAACAAATTGCGATTTAAGCCCCAGGAAGATGATTTTATCGCAGCAGTTGATCCGGGTGGAGTAACAGGGATAGCTGTTGCTTGCGTAAGCTATGATCCAAAAGATTTTTCCGACATCCATTGGCTAGCGACATCGCAATATGATTTCCGAGAGTTCCAAACCACAGAAGACCTATTTACCGCAGAAGACGAATTTGTGCACCGGTTTTTTGACTTCTTTGAAACTTGGCCTATTGCCGACGATTTTCATTACGGAACTGTACAATTTATCATTGAGGATTTTATTCTCCGCCAAGGAGGAATGGGGAGGGAACTTTTATCCCCAGTCAGGATCGCATCAAAGATTCAGTACGCAGAAAAATATGGAGATCAAGATAGTGAGTATTATCCTTGGACGCACCTTATGTATCAGTCGCCAAGCTCTATCAAAACAACTTGCACCCCAGAGAGGATGAAAGCATGGGGATTCCCAGAACTCAGCCATTCTCAGCGTCACAGTTTCGACGCCTTGCGCCATATCGCATATCGTATCCGCTCATTGATGGCGGAGAACAACCAGGGGCAACCTTCTACCTAAAACACGGCGATATTTACAGTCTCTTAGGGATACCACTTACCCGTACGGAAAAGAAAAGCTTGGCTAAAAGAGCAGCCCAGGCAAAGCCAAAAATCCGCTCTCATTGGTGGTATTCCTCTAGATATCGAATGGATCTTGAAGATTCTTTGCGGTTTTTAGAGGTCATCAAACAGCATCCTAAATTCCAACATCTTGATTTTAGTTGGCAAAAAGAACTTATCATCAATGCTTGTTATGATTTAAAAGACACCTATCCACTAAATGCGTTACTGATCTATTTAGGTTTGTCCAGCTCATCAGGTATTCCTGGTGACAAAGGGCTTTTTTATTATCGGTATGCTAAAATGCCTCATATACCTAAAAGCCTAACCCAGCGGGTTTATCCGTGGGTGCACAGCACATACTTAGTAGATAAGGCTGTAGCAGACGAGATCAGCCTTCGGAAAGACAAAGGTGAAGAGCTTCATATGATAATTTCCAATCTTGAGACCCCACTTGTGTTAAACTTGAACTCAAGAAAGGGAGATATCAATGATTAATACTTTGGAAGTTCGTGACCAATACTTTACTGCTGGTTGGCCAGTGGTCTTCCCTATTCCTGTTGGGAAAAAGTTTCCTCCTCCTGGTGGCGTTACTGGGAAGGGGAGTCATCCCACCCATCAGGATGTAGAAAAGGTTTGGCAAGGCAAGCCCGCCAACTGCAACCTCGCTCTACGTATGCGAAGTGAGCATCCAGACTTTGATGTCATCGCCATTGATATTGACAACTACGGTGACAAAACTGGACTCCAGACCATTAAAGATTTAGAAAAGTCTTTGGGTGAAAAGTTCCCTTGGTACGCACCGTTTAGCACCAGGCGAGACCCTAAGATTGGGACCGGGCAATTTTTCTTTAAGGTCCCGAAAGGCCTAGAGTTCCACGGGCAATTAGGCGCAGATGTTGATATCATCCAAGATAATCACCGCTATTCCATGGTGTATCCGTCTGTAGTCAACGGTGACCAATACCAATGGTATTACATGGGAAATCCCGCTCCCATCCCTCGGCTGGAAAGTCTTCCTTGGCTCCCTGAAGCTTGGCGTAATGTGGCGTTAAAAGGCGCTGCTCAACCTGCAATTAGTAAGGATAAAGCGGTTACCAAAGGTGCGCCTCGTGGTTCTGAATACCGGGTAGCAATTAATTGGCTGCGTAATAACACCTTTGGCTTTGGTGGGGACCAGAAGTCCAGCCCTGAAATGCTTGCCCTTACCGGGCCAGAGTTTGAAGAAGCCTTAACCGGTGGCGCACATGATGCAATGCTCAAAGCCGTTTACAAAGCTCTTCACCTAGCGATGGATGGCAAGGCAGGCCTCAAGCTCGCGCTGATGGAAATCCGGGATGCTTTCATCGAAGAAGTTTGCTTTAACCGCACAGAGGGACGACGGGAACGTGAAACCGCAGAAGAAGAGTTTAAGCGTGCCGTCGTCAATGAGGTAGATAAACTCTCTTCGCAGAAAGCAGAAGGCGAAAAGTTCCTGGTAGATACAGTAAAAGAAAATCCTTATCGCCTTGGGGCCACCAGCGAAGCTATTCTGGAAGGCCGAGATATCATTCTGGAAAAGGGCATTGATGCTCGGAACTTCCAGAACACGGATCGTTTTGTTGCTGAAACATTCATTAACTTCTGGCAAGGGGACGTGTTAGCCACCCGGGATAAAGGGGGGCAAGAGTTTGTTGTTTGGAACCCTAAGACTCGTCGCTGTGAGTGGAAGGCATTGGAAGAAATGTACTTCTACCTCTATGTCGCAACCTCTGAGCGACTTCGGTATGAGGGACACAAGCTTCTTCAAGAGTCTATTTACAAGGAAGAACACGAACCTAAGACCAAGAAGAAGCGGGGGGAAGTTCGAGAATCAGAAGACCTGCGTAAGCAGGCGCAAGCAATCCTAAAGACGGCTGACTCCATTGAATCTACTACCAGAGCTAGCCGAATCCTCAAGCAGGTTCACGCTATTTCTAAGGCTCAAACAAAGATCCAGGAGTTTAACGCTAAGTGGAATCTTCTAGGACTTCCCGGAGGCAAAGTTCTTGACTTCGATAAGCTCAAAGACAACCCTGAAGAGGCTATCCGTCTTGCCACAATGCAAGACAAACTCACTCTGACAACCGCGGTAGAGTATAAGCCTCACGCTCAGTCTGATATAGTGACTAACTGGATTGCACGAGTCGTTCCAGATATGAAGACTCGGAACCTATTACAGAAAATTCTTGGCTACCAGCTACTTGGTGGCAACCCGGAGAAGCTTTTTGTCGTACTAGCCGGACCCACCAACACCGGTAAGACCACGCTGGTTGAGGCTTGTGCAGCCGCTCTCGGCGAATACGCAGGTATGTCTAATGCACAAAAGATTCTTGGTTCTGATCGCGGTGGTCCCTCGCCTGAACACATTACCGCTTTGAATTTCCGTATGCTGGGCTTCTCAGAGCTAGGCGAAGAGAATAACATCTCCTCCTCCGCGCTCAAGCGGCTTACTGGTAACGATACTCAGCGTCACCGCAACCTTCATTCTAATGAAATGATTGAGGCACGGCCTGCTTATACCCCTATTGCTTCGCTCAATACCATTCCTACTATTCGTGGTGCTGATGACGCTTTGGCAAAACGTATTATCGCCATTCCGTTTGAACAACAGTTGCCCTCCCGTCAGGTTCCTTTTGAAGAAGACATTATTAAGAACCCTATTCACCAAGAAGCTTTGCTTGCATGGATGGTTGAGGGTCTGAAGATGTACCTCACAGAAGGTCTTGATCGGGAAGATATGCCTGAAGAAATCAAGGCAACTACCAAAGAGTTTAATGCTGGTGTCGATATTCTTAACGAATTCAAGGATGAAGAGCTTGTCCAGCAAGACGGGATCGAGATTGAAGAGTCCGCTTTGTGGGATCATTACGAGAAGTGGTGTAAGAAATACAATGTCGATCCTAAGGACTACGGCAATCTTCGTAACTTCCGTAAGCGTTTCCGCGCTTTAGGGTTTAAGATTCTTCGCACAAAGCGGGCTGGGATCAATCGTTATTTCTATCAAGGATTAGGTATTCAAGGGCAGGACATTTCTGGTCCGGTTGTACCAACAATAATGTCACGGTGACGAAATTAAGTGATGTAAAGACATAGGAAAACCCCGGACTCAACCGGGGTTAAGGAAGGTTTTTAGTCTTCCTTCTTCGCCTTATTCTTCTTAATTGTCTCTCGCAAGGCCTCAACGCTCACCTTGGCGTCAGACTTCGCATCAACGTCGGGATGAGTCTCAGCCTTGGGCGGCTGAGCCTTCGGGGGCTCAGAGGCAACCACTGCTTCATGAACAACCTCTGCCACGGCGGGGCTAACCCGGTTCGTCAGCTCACTTGCTGTGGAGTGAGAAAGGCCATTCTTCGTAAGTCGTGCTGCAAGCGAAGCGCCAATAGCCGCTACAGCGGTAGTGGCCAAAGCACGAAAATCAAAAGTGTCAGTTGCAGGGACGGTTGCAGCCAGAGCTACCAAGCCGGAAATAACACCGCCGGCCAAGGCGTTAATGGTGTTGGCGTAACGCCGGTAGAACGGCTGGTTTTCGACGAACTCGCCGATAGCATCGCCGATGGTATTGTAAACCTCGGCATTATAATTCTTAGACAATAGGGATTCCTAACTCTATCTTACGCTGACGAATCACCGTGTCTGGATCTTCGTCAAGGACTTTCAGTAGACGACGCAGCATAGCTTCAATATGGAAGCTTCGCTCATCGTTGAATAGCATGTAGCTACTTGCAGGGAAGCTCACGTTTGGATTTACCCTGGAAGTGTAACTTTCGCTCAAAGCGACATCTCCTAAAATATCGTCACTGGATGAAACCTTGTTGGCAGAATATGCATATCCCTTCGGCGGAATAAGCGTTGCTAGTTGCTCATGGCTAATCCAATATTCGTATGGCCAAAAACCAGAGTCTGCAATAGCGTAGTGTTTCACGCCATTATCAATCGCGTAACCAACCACAGCAATGTAGTGATAGATTTCTCCACCACCGTAGCTGGGTGTAGTGCTACCACGGGTACCAATAGGATAGTTACTTGGCGGAGCAACAATGTTAGCTATCGCTGCATAGCCTGCGTCAATGGATCCTGTAATATCTTCCCAAAGCTTTTGCTTCTGATTCCACGTGGGCGGATCATTCGGCATATCGCTAAAGGTGTAATTACCACCCTGAATAAGGCTATTGAGAACCGGTATAAATTGACCAATGTAATCGGTGCCGTTAAACGTGGTGTTCAGCCAGGTAGCTAATTCGCTTTCGGCATAAAGGATTTTCGTTGCCGTCCACACCACTGTTTGAGTTGATGCAGGGCCACAATAATATCCAGTATCCTGAGGGAGATAGCCATGATTATAATCAAGAACTTTCTCTACATCTTTTGGCAAATATTCCTCCTCCGGTAACAATTCGTTACCAAAAATTAGAGCATTATCAAAACGCATTTGACGGTCAGCGATACCGTTGGTGCCGCCATTAATCGCTCTTGTGGCTGCGACAAAGTTATCGTAACGATCAACACCGTTAAGATTTGGATCAGCGGCTCCGTCAGCATATTGGTTCAGCTTTGGCCTGGCTACCGTCCAATACCAAACTGCGCCAAGAAAACCAAACTCTTCGCCTGAAAGCAAGGTAGGATTATCAACGAAGTAGGTGTCATATGGCACGTAGCCTTGTGCAAAAGCCCACTGGCTTAGGTTTTCGTAATTTGCACGTCCAGTAATTTGGATCGGGCCACGCCCTTTGTAGCGCACCCCATCGCCTGGATAGACGTTGCCTAGGTCGCCTCGCCACTCATATTCTTCACCCGAAGCATATTCTTCCATCGCGGATAGACCGACGGATTCATGCCCTAGCTGGGCACAAAACATTGCTGCTCTAGCAACATTGGTGCAACCAGCTTGAGCAAGAGCCTTGTTAAAAGCAGGCGTAAGCTTTCGGTATTCATCAACCGACATAGCCCAATTCATCACCCGGGCTAAAACTTCAGGCTGCAATTTTAGTGACGCCTCCTCAGACGTTTCTCATAATCTGAATTATCTTTCATCATTTTATCATTTTCATCACGAATTGTCGAACTGTTTTGTGGAGCTACTTTTGGAGTGAGAAGCACCGCAGTAAGAGCATTCAAATTTAAGCCCCCAAGCCAAGAGCGGTATTCATTCGACCTGACCCAAAGGCGAACAGAATACCCTGGTTCGGGAATCACTACTGCCTCTACTAATTGCAAAGTAGCCGAGACAGGCGCATGCATATGACAATCCCGATGCTCTCGCTTTTCATCATTACGGTTATATACGGCAAGCTCGGCCCAGGTCATACGGTTATTATTTGGAACACCGAATCCTGTTGATGGGGTGTCTGCGGTAGCACGCGCCGACACCAACCAAGTTCCCGCTTCCTCAAAAACCACCCGTCGATTTGTCACATCCAGTCTCGCACCTTTTGAGGGACCGAACTGCTGATTAAAAGGAATAAGTCGCTCAAGCTGTTGCGAGATAGGGGTTCCTGTTCCAAAAAAGTCTTGAACTAAACCAAGAAATCCACTGTTTGCAAAAATGGTTGTATCACTAAAAACAGAAATATAACCGTCAGGAAGTAAGTCAAAACGGTTCCGAATATCAGCGTCAAGCGAGGATAATTCATGAACAAAACGGTCATTATTCGCATACATCTTCGCTTCAAGGTTCGGAATAGTTTCTGATTCGACTTTGCGGATTTTTTGTTGGTTAGTTGTAACATCAGCCCTGGTCGCATCAACTACCTTAGAAGTTTTATCAATATTTTCATTTGCCTTAGTAACATTCGATACAATCCCACCAATAAGCGTGCTTGAATCAGGAACAGACTTCACAGTAAAAGCACCTGACTCAGCTCGCTTTTCTGCATCAGTTCGAGTATCTGGGGCAATACCCCCAGGGGAAGTGATGATGAGATCATCAGTATTTAGTTGCGTAGGAGACTGTTGTGCATGCTCAGCAGGAGAATCCCAGGTGTCATTATTCCAGTGTGGATGGTTTATAATCTTCGCCATCGTCTAAAATTCCTTTCGTAATCTCTTCATCTAGATCATCAAGCATTTGCACCAGTCTCTGCACCCGCGGGTTCTCCTCAATAGCTGAAGCCGCTAATGAGTTACGCAACACACGGATAAGCTCTGATGCAACCCGTTGCCACCGAACAAAATAACGATTCGTTTCTTGAAGCTCTTCACTTGCTTGTTTTAGTTGCTTCAATTCTTTCTCTATAGTCTTATACGATTTAGTGCCTGGTTTATTGATCTGAAATTTAATTCTCTGCCGAAGCACTGAAAGTAAAACTGTTAGTGCCAACACAACACTAACGATCTGGCCTGCTGCTGTTGAAGTATCCAGATGTCCAAAATCAATTGGGATCACTGCACTCCTTCAAAAAACCAAACCTGAGATATTGTTATGTGTAAAGCTGCGATGAACATTGCTAACAGACCAACCCCAAAAAAGAAGTTATACGAAAGAAACATTCCGCCAGCACACCATAATAACCCAAACACTCCCCAAACACCAGCGCAAACTAAGTGAGCAAGGTTTACTTTATGAAGCACTCTTGCTCGCCAAGTTAAATAGAAAGCACAACCAGGGAAAATAAAATCCCACGCATCAATCCCTAAAATAGAGGGCATGATGATTGGGATGGGCCGAGGGATCGTTGTTAACCCTATATGGGGATGTGCGGTAAGAAACATCAAGCCGAACCCCAACATCATCAACGCTAATATATAAGAACAGCGCTGAAGAGCTCCGATAGTGGATTCGCTTCTTATATCTTTATGGTTAACCAAGAACTACAACAGCCCCGTTCGATTTCCGAATCTTGAGCTTGTTATCATGGAAGTACATTACGCATCCACTAGCAGGCGGCTGTGGCTCAGCAACCGATTCAAAATATACCGGTAAAGTAAACTTCCCGGGAACCACCTCAGAGCCCCCACCAAATAAGCTCTCAATGGTAACCCAGCCTCCACGGGTATAAAAGAACCCAGTCTTGGTCGGCTTATTAATTGCAAAATAGCCGTTGACTTCTTGATTCAAAGCTTTGAGTTGACGAGCCTGTGCACGCAGCTTCTCCATAGCTTGAAGGTCTGTTGGCTCATCAATCACAATATCAGGACGAAGTGGCTTTCCAGCGGGACCGGGAGGGCCTTGCTCACCCTTAGGGCCAGTAGGAAGCGGAATATTTAACTGATTATCTTCCATCAAAAGTGCCATGCGTCCTGTTTGTAAAAAGTCCAGAGCATCAGCTTCAGTAGTAAACTCTAGCCGTGCGACTAGATCACGAACAGTTGCCAAAATAATTCTCCTTAATCTGAGTTAAAAGCGGATTCAATTGCTCGGGTAAACCTTGCGTTAGCACGAGACTGAATGGCCCAAGGTTCTTCAGGACGGTCTGTCTCGCCAAGTTTTAATTCAAAACGCACACCGTTAGACCGATTAGAACTTAACGTAATCTGTTTAATGCGCTCTGGAAAGATCTTTCCATCTGGGGATTCCCACGCTACGGGATCAAGTACGTCAAAGTCTTCAAAGATTCGGAAGGGTAAGAAGCTAGCAGAGTCGCCGGTAAAGTTCGCTGTCTTATACCCCATTGCCGAATAACGCTGCATACGCAGGGCTTGGGCCGCAGCCGAACTATACGCGGTTGAACCTTTCCCGCCGTAATCCTCAAATAAGGCAAAGTCCCCAAGGAATTTCCGGTGTTCCTTATCCTCTGCTCGCTGGTAGGCGAAGAAAATATCATCTAACTTACCGGTCAACCAGCTAAGAAACAGGTCAAACGCGACACCGATAAGTTGGAGTGCTTGCTGAATCAACGTACGAACAATCAGCTTAATCCCTTGATTTAGGAACTCGTTTGATTTCCCGCCTGTAATAGAGCTGGTGCTTGTTGGCGCGTAGGCGCTGATTTCAAACTGTGACCAGTGCTGTTCGCTGTTGCGGAAGATTGGCCAAGCGACGTTGTACCGCTGTCCATCGGTGCCAAAGAACGATTTGAGGTAATCAGTATTTTCTGTTGCGTCCAAACTTGGTGGCATATCATACCGACCAAATAAGCCTCGCAGATAGATTCTCGCTGTCTCAGTGAGATTAGACCAGAAATTATGGTACGTCGGATCGGTCCGGGATCGGTCTTTATCAATAAAGTCAATCACGACGCATGGGCGGCTAAGAAACAGTCCTGGTGGGGAAACATCCCGACCGGGGACAAAGAAGTAAACATTAGGTAGAATGTTGTAGTCTTTGCAGCATTCAGCGCTAAGCTCAGCTAAGGTATCCATTTGCGCTACAAGCGCAGTTATTGGTGCGGTGTCTTGAGTCTTTTTTGTTGGCACTACTACTACTGGATACATGAAGTCTTGCAGGTTGCGCCAGTTAGTCTCGTTTTCTTGATACTCATGAGCTGCCAAAGCTTGCTCAAGTCCAAAGATTAACCGGTTAGATGGGACCTGTAAACGAATAGCTGCTTTAATGCAGTATTGTTTCATAAGCCAAATTGCCGGACCTGACGCCATATCCCGCTTGGGGGCTTGCGAATTAAGCGCCATAAATGGACTTGGCCACGCAAGCATATACTTAAGCCAAATTTTGTCGTGGTCGCATTCTACCTTTAATTCTGATTGCGGGCCAGAACCTGACCAACCTACGCGAGAAACCCGACCTGTCCAGGTCTTGATAATATAACCGGCTCGGGAAACGATAAAATGAACTAGGCAGACTTGAATATTAGTACGGAGAAAATATTTTGACCAAGAGCTTGTTCCAGCTAGAGTGAAACTACTCGCATCTGTAGCATCAGCCTCTGATGTCCAGGTGACGTCCGCCTCAACGTAATCCTCAACATTACCAAGCCACCGGCCTTGCCCGTCCCGAATTTCAATGGTGAGTTTGTACTCATCTTCTCGCTCTTTAGCGGGGCGGTAAAATTCAGGAAGCCCTTCAAATTGTTCTGTTTCCCGCCAAGGCTCAGAATTATAGTTAATGGGAAGTCCACCCCGGGCTTGGCCTGGTTGAAGGTTAAGATAGCGATTGTAGTTTATGTCCATGAAATATACTCCGGGGTAAAGCTGAGGACTGGCCATTTTTCTTTTGGACGATCGTTAACATCTTGAAGATTCTTGATTGTTACTTTGTTAACCGTTTGCGGCTCAAGACAGTATAAAGGACGATTACCAACCATAGACGGCCAGAGATTCTCAATCCGTCCGTCCTGCCGTTTGCGGGTGAATGATAATGCTCTTTGGTCATAATCAAGTTTCGCTATATCTCCATCAACTAGCTTGGGGGTACGAAAAGTAGGTTGCTCATAACCTAATGAAAGCTCCCATTGCCCAGGTCCGGGGAGAAATAACTCTGGGAAAACCTGTGGGGCAGTTGAAGGATTGTAAAAGTAAACCTCATATTCTCCACCCCCTTTTGGTTTCAAAATTTTCTTTTCTCGGAAACCATAGAAGTAAGGACTGTCCGAAGTCCACCCCCATTCTAGGGTAGTGACCCCTCGAAGTCCTGGATCTTTGTCATACGTCGCTGAACCCGCATTCTCCGCTGCATAAGCAGAGAGATAACGATGCTCACCAGTATTAGTAAAAAACCAAAGCCGACCAGGTGATCCTTCAGGATGGTTCATAAACCAACGATCTTTCGCTCTTCGCATCTCTTCTACAGAATCACCAAAGATGTTCACACTACATTTAAGGCTGCGACGAGTAGCCACCGAGGAAACAAAACGGGAGCCAGGAGTGTTCGCGTCAGTATCATAACGAAACTCCCTTGCGGGAAACTCTAAGCCATCAATACCATTCGCTAACTCAACCCCTAGATTACGGTGGTTAAATTTATCCCCAGAGATAAAGAACTTATCCCCATTGACCCATTGTGTACCATCCCACCTTGGCGGGCCTTGATACACAATGATAACCGGAAGACGATTTTTGTGTTCCAAACCTATCCTATCGAACTCGTGCTACAGAACGGCGTTGCTTTGAGTGAAGATAATCCAACTCTTGGCGTAGCTCAGCTTTACTGATACCAGTGTTAATGGTGCCAACCAGCGGAGCTTCCCGTCCTGCTTTCCAACTGCCAGAGAAGGCAAACTCTAGACTGGAAGCAATAGCCCCAGGAATAAAGCCTTCTAAATCAGACTCAAGTTGTTTATTATTTTTCTCTGCAATCACCGCTGAGTTGTGAGCTAAACCACTTGGATCACCTGCCGCTGCGGCTTTCCATGCAGGCATAGCTGCTTGCACATCATTGTTAGTATCTACAACGATATTATACATCTCGACAAGCGCGTTAGCTAAACCGCTAAGGCCAACTGATTCACCGACTTTTTGAACAGTAGATTTCCCGATTTTTTCTTCTCGGGTTTCCTCGTGAGCATAAGGGTTATTTCCGTCAGCTGACAGAACCTTATACCCATAGTAATACTCACCGGTTTCCTTTAACTTGTTGATCCGTTCGTCTTCTTCTTTTTCTTCCTTCTCTCGCTGTTTATCTTCCGCCTCTTCTTGCTTCTTGATCTGCTCATCCTCGGCCTTCCACTTTGCCTTTAGCGCATCATTTTCAGCTTTGTGTTCAGCAGAAATCGCTTCGTTCTCTGCTTTATGCTGAGCAGAGATAGCATCGTTCTCAGCCTCATGCTGTTCACGGATAGCATCGTTTTCAGCATCAGTCTTTTCCTCTAATGCCTTCTTCTCTTCGTCAGTCAGCTTCTTCCGGGCACCCTGAAGCTCTTTACGTTCCTCACGACGCTGATTTCGGCGTTCCTTAGATTCCTTGCGACGCTCAGCTGCACGCTCTTTCCGCTCTTCTTTGCGCTGTTCAGTGCGAGCTTCACGTTCCTTTTTACGCTGCTCTTGAATGCCTTCCCGAATCTTCTTCCGCTCTTCGGCTCGGGCTTCGCGCTCTTTTTTGCGCTGCTCTTTACGAGCCTCGCGCGCTTTCTGCTTCTTCTCGTCCTGCTCTTTATCAAGACGCTTCTTGGCTTCCTCTTCAGCTTTGAGGTAAGCCTGAGGATCGTAAGTAGCAGTATGGACAGCCTCGTCAGCCTTCTTAAGATGCCGCTGAGCTTTATCTATTTCCTTTTGATCTTGGTTCTTAAGCTTCTCAAGATCGACAGGATCCAGTTTGACTTTCTTTTCAGCATGATTTCGATAGTCAACCAGGATCTTGTCAGATTGCGCATCAATCCATTTATCACGATCTCGGTCAAGATCGCTACGTAGGCCTTTAAGCTCTTTAACCAGAAGCTTGAAATTGCTGTCAAAATCAAACGGCTTTTTCTTGGCTTCATCAATGTAAGCAGGAAGCATTCGATAAACAAGCACGTCAAAAGCACGAGTTTGAGCGGGTGAGAGAACCCGCTCAGGTTCAAGCGTATATTTCGGCATGTATCCAACGCCGACAGCATGACCGCCTTTATCGTAGCCACCTTTACCTCGACCCCAACGAGTAGTGAGGTCATCCCCGTAGCGGGCCTTATAGTATCGCAGGGCTGCAACCATGTTGGCCATTGGATCTCGGCGATCGTTAGGAAGCGACGGATCTCGATAGGCTTCAAACGTAGAGGGGATAATTTGCAAAAGACCAACACCAGCCGCATCACCTGTTCCATTCACATCCACGATACGCTGAGCAGTTCCAGCGTCACCGCTTGATTCATCCATGATCTGTTCAAGCATTGCCTGAACTTGCCGCGGGTCATCCGCGTTGAAACCAACCCGTCGCATTGCGGCTTTAGCCATTTCACGCCAAGACTCAGCATTCCCTGCGACACCAGCGGAGCCACCAAAAGCTTTTGCCTTATCTAGAGCAAAATCTTTTACCCCGGATAACATCTTCATGGCAAGACCGGCTTGTAAATCCTTCCAACCGTTACCACCAAGTTTTTCCTTGATAAGATTCTCTAGCGGATCAAGAATAGCGGTAATTGCATGCATGACCTGCTGAAGCACAAGGTTGACGAACCCACCCCCACCTCGTCCGCCGGAAACAAACTCACCCAAAAACTCCTTGAGTGTATAAGTATGGTTGAACATTCCGTTGTCGGAACCAATGGCGAGTCCACCAATTTGCACACCGTTGCTACCGCCGGACTCGATATTCACGCCATCAATGGTGCCTGCCATGTGTCCATTTGTGCCGCCACCTTGGCCAGAAAGTACACCAATGGTTACGCGACCGCTGAGGCCTGGCACATAACCATAGCTTTCAAAGTTGGATTCGGTATTGAAAATTCGTCCACCACGTAGGTCTCCGCCATTGAGGAACTGAGTAATACCAGACCAAATACCAGAACAGTCCCAGCTAGGATTACCAGTACCACCGTATTGATACGGCTTCCCATGTTCAGGTTTGAGTTCCCGGAACAGCTCAGCAATCCGCTTGTCAAGGTCAATGGTGCCACCTTTCTTGTAGGCCGCACCCTCACCTAACATCCGCCGGACGGCACCAACACCGCCTTCGCGTGCTGTTTTATTCATTGCCTCAACAGCCGCTGGGCCACCGACCGCTTGTGTCCATTCTGGGCGCATAATTGCCTCGCCACCAGAGAGATACAGCCAGCCAAGATACGGATTGTAATACTTGTGAATATCTGTACCAGGTGTGTAGCCAGGCAACACACCACCGGAAGCATACTTGGAAGCATAATTGAACTTCTCAAGCTTCTTGTCATCCATCCCAAGGAAGCCAGCAACCTTGTTCCAAAGAGCGACGATGCCGTCGTTATACACGGTATTCACCAGGAACTCAACAGGATCCGAGAAGATCTTCTTTAAGGTGTTCCAGACGCTCTTAATCATATCTACCGCTTTGCGGAAGATTCCTTCAAGCCCTTCCACTGGCTTAGTAATAAGGTTGTCAATCACCCATGAAATAAACTCGCCAACCCCTTTCATGACGGCTTTCCAGATATCAACCAGAGGGATGATGACATTGTTCACGAGCCAGCCAAAAATTCCGCCAAGGATCTTACAGGCCCCAGCGATAAGCTCAAGTGCGGGAGCGATGATTGTTTTCACCGCAAACTCAATCACTGAGCTAATTACTGGCCATACAGCTTGGATAAACCCAACAAATGCTTTGATGACCGGGGTCACGAAGTCAACAATCGCCTTGGCAATTGCCACGATTGTATCAATAAGCGGCGGGATAAGCGGCTTCAACCAGTTAATAGCATCAACCAGCATGCGTCCAAGAAGATCAATAATTTCCTTCACTGGATCAACAAGCGGAATACAGGCAGCGAGTAGCCGTCCGAAACCATCGGAAATCATCGGGATCACCGGGGCTAAAGCATCTAGCACCTTAAGGATTGCATCACCTAACACCTGAGCTAGTGGCTCAAGCGCTTGAACTAACTGAGCAATCACACTGTCATGCCCGGTAAAGAGCGGTGCGATAACTTCAAGAGCTTTTGCTGCAATCTGCCCTAGGAGATCCATCACTGTTTGAACCACAGGCATAAGCTGCGAAATCAGATTGATGGAGGAGGTAATGATTGGCTCAAGAGCAATAAAGATTGCTGACAAGCCTTGCCCCACCGATTCAAGGACCGGCTTTAATGCTTCCATTGCTGGGCCTAGGGCTTCCATAATTGGGGTAAGTGCTTGACCTAAGCCTTGGACAGCGATGGAAAGACCTGAAACAATTCCTTCAATAAGCGGGGCGAGTGCTGCACCAAGCCCTTGTAGTGCAGGGCCTAAAGCTGCAAATGCATCACCAAGCATTTGTCCAATGCGTGGTGCAATATCCATAAGTGGCTGCAAACCAGAAGCGAGAGCATCCAGCGCAACCTTGATACCAGGGATGGCTGCTGCTGCTACCTGTGCTAAAGCAGAACCAATAGAGGTTGCAATAGTTAAGATCGGCTCAATGAGAGTAGCAAGTTCACGCGCTGCATTGCTTGCTTGCTGGAAGAACCCAACTAACGCCTGGAAACCAGGGGTACCCTCCGCCGTTAAATCTTTGAGCTTCTGTGCTCCTTCAGCCAAACCAGCAAGCATCCCCCCGCCACCTTCGCTGGAGGCTTTAAGGATGTTGCCAATCACCCCAAATATCCCACCGAAAATATCCTTCAGCAAGGAAGCATTCTTCTGCGCGCTCTGAATAATCGAGTCAAACTTTGACATCCCTGTTGAGGGATCAATTTGCTTCAGTCCCTCAGCCCAGTCACGGAACCGCTGTGAGAGGTCGGCAAAGTAAGTGCCGATGCCGCCAAGGTATTTCGCGGATTGTTCGCCAAGAGAGCCGAGGGCTGCAATCACATTGGCCAACACCGGCTGCATGTTATTCGCCATCTCGGTAGCGCCTTGCATGATTGTCTGCAATCCGGTCCGCGCTTGGTCGGACTGAAGTTCAGCAAAGGCCCCCTTAAATGCGCCATTCCAAGCAGTTGCAATACCCTTGAGTCCCTCGCCAAAGGTAGGCAAGAGATTTTGTAAGGTCTTCCCCATCTCGGGGCCTAGGTCCTGCAAAAGATTTTCCTGGGTAGCCTTCTTGATATCATCCCACATCGGTTTAAATTCCCGAAGGGACCGGGCAACGCCTTGGACGGAGGGGGAGAGTTTCTCGATTGCTTTCTCAAACTCTTCAGGGCTTTCAGCCGAGAAGGCCGCCTTCACGCCTTCTTTCACGCCATCTAAGCCAATCTTGAGCGCAGCAAAGCTAATGCCAGCGGCCATAAGTAACCCTGGGGCAATGAGGGCCGCGCCACCAGCAACAGAAATCAAGGCGTTTGCTAGGGACATCACCATACCAATAGCGGCTTGGCCTGCCATGGCACCAAGGCCTGCGCCAACTGCCATGAGAGCGGGCATGATTGCTTGGAACAGGATTCCACCGATCTTGGCAAACATACCTACAGCCATACGTGCGAAGCCTGCAACGTATTGCCCCAACCGGGCAAACCCTCGCTTTAGAATGCTGAAAACGGCTTTTGATTTAGCAGCCCAGCGTCCAAATGCACCAATAAGCGGAGCGGTAAACCGCTTGGCGGTAGCAATAAGGGAGCTAAAGAGACCTCGAATCTTCCCGAATACTGCGCGGAAGGGACGTAAAATAAAGCTACCAATGCGTCCAAAGAAAGCGAAGAACCTTGCAAGTTTAGCGCGTGCGGAACGGACAAAATTGGTAACATGATGCCCTAAGGTTGAGAACATACGTCCCACAGCCGGAAGATGCCTAAATGCCTCTAGAGATAGAATCGCAAACCCAGCCGCAATTTTAGAAGCCAAAGGAGCAAGAGCTCGCGGAAGCCCTTGGATAAGCGGGTTTACCGCTAGAGTGGCAAACCAATTAGAAAGCCGGCTAAGGCCCTTAAATGCATCAAAAAACGCTGCTTCTAATACGTCTCCGATAATTGGGCCTAAATTGGCGAAAGCGCCTTTGATCGCGCCTAAAGCTGACTTACCTAACCCAGCTAACTTATTCAGTGCGACTCGGGATTTAAATACTGCCGTGTGAAAACTTGTTGCTATGGCAGAACCGAGGCTTACAAAGGCGTCCAGCATAAATTTCGCTTCACGCTTAGAGACGTGAACCAAATTTGCCCCAAACTGCTTTGTTGCAAGACTTAGCTTATTAAACGCATGGTAGATTGTATTCAGCTGCGGGAAAGTGGTTCGTCGAAGGGTATGGAAGGCAGCTTTTGCAACATCAGTAAACTTCTGGAATTTCGCTTTAAGTTTGTCTACATCCTTACCTGCGGAAGCAACTCCTCGCTTGATACCTTGCCAGAACTCTTCTAGGGTCTCGGTCTTCTCCATGAATTTACCGAACTTCTCGAACGGCTCTTTCATCTTCCGGCCAACCTTGACAATCATGTTGACGTAGGGGTCATAGATTTGTCTGATGCCGGCTTCCCACTGGGAAGACATGGTGCTTAAGAGCTTGGGGACAAAGTTGAGGGAGTTCCATTCTGTCTCAAACTTTTTAATATCTGGAACGGGAAGGGGAACCTCTGGGGCCTGGATAATAGGCTGCTTCGGAATAACAACAGGTCGCTGAACCTCTCGCTGTGGAAGCACCTCTTCGGGACGGGGAATGTGGTCAACATCCGTCTTCACTGTCCATTTGAGATCTACATTGTCATACTCTTGCTTGAGTTGCCGAAGCTCTAACTCTGCTTGTTTTTTGTGAACAAACACCTCAAAGTCAAGACGATCATTTTCTTCTTTGAGGTTGTCTAACTGTTCATTAACATGCTCTAAAGCGGATTTTTCTAGCTCTACTTTGATTTCGATGGATTCATCAGAAAGTTCTTCGCGGAAGCGTTGAAGATCTCGTTTGAACTCTTGCTGACCCATAAGCAGCACATCAACTTCAATGATCTCCCCATCAAGATCAGCAATTTCTTGTTTGATGAGGTCAAGATCGACGGTGAAGTCGTTTTCTTCCAGCTTAAGCGGTACGGCAATTTCGCTGACGTCCTTGCGGGCTTTTGCGAGTATTGCGCGTAGCTTAGTGTGAAATTCGTCCGCGTTCGGAAAGATCCGAATCGCGCCTTCACCAATTGGGATTGCTGCCATGAGTCAAATAGGAAACTTTCTTATGCTAGATTGATAATAGTTATATTCTATCAGAAACCTAACTCTCGCTCAATAGAACGCTTTTCCTCTTCCTCAAATTGTTCTAGCCGCTTATCCAGCAGTTTTTCAAACATTGGCTGAGGCCTTGGGGTTGGCTCAAAATCCATTCTTGCCTTAGAATCAACCAAAGCAATCACGGTTTTTCTTAACAATGTAAGATTATCATTCACTTGTGCTAAAAGTTCCGCATCAAGAGAGAATCCTTCTGCTGAAATTGAACGCTTCTTTTCATCCTCAGCAGAAGTATTTGTCACAGAAGGCTTGCGAGACTCATATATCCGTCGTAGCTCATCTTCGCTTAAAGCACTAAGTCGCTCAAGAGCTAAGTCTTTATCTTCTGCGATTGTCGCTTTTGTTTTTGAGTGCGGCGGGAGGCTTGCCATATAAGACAGAAAGAATTTATAAGACAGCCCAGGACGCAAACTATCACACAAGTCCATGTGATAAATGGTACGGAAATCATAGAGCAACTCATCCCCGTAACGATCAACCAGGGTTTTTACTGTGCGATATCTTTTGGGTCCTCAACCGACAGGCCCCAGCCCTTATAAATTGTATTCAAAACCTTGCTGATCGTTTCAACTCCTTGACCATGCAGACCTCGCTTAAATTTACGGGCTAGCACTGGATCATTACCACAGATGACGTCAATAATCTGGTCAAAACTGGAGTGTTCAGCTAGTTCAAAAATTCGGGTAAGACCAATACCGTCAGGACAGGGAACTTCTAGCGTAGTGGTACCTACTCGCTGGCCATTTATATTCACAACTGGCCAATTATTAATCACGGCTGGTTTGCGCTCAATTTCAAGCGGCTTCGCAGCTGCAACGATATCGTCAAAATTAACGCCTGACATTAACTAACATCCTTTCCTACATAGGTTCCGCTGAAGAACCATTGATTGCCTTTTGATGTGGCATTATTAAATTTGTACAAAACAACTTTCCCGTCCTGCTGCACACGAACCGAAATCCCATAGGTCTGAATCCCTTTTCCGGGTTCGTCATAAAGAGCCACAGGAATAAAGGGAGCACCAAAGCGAGGGAGAGCCCAATCTGGCAAAGTCTTTTTAGCAAGCTCTTGTTCTATATTGTTAAAATTGTTTGATGCGCAGTCAACAGCAACAATTTGCCCGATCCGGTTAAATTGAATCTCCCCGATCCAAAAAGTATCTGTATAATGCTGATTAATCAACCTTTTTACTGACCGAACAGAGGTTACCGCATTAGGTACTTCAAGATTGAGATTCTGAGGGACCTCTATTTGCCCCCCTGTGACCCGTTGAACTAGGTTCCCCTCATTCATACTCACGAAATACCCAACGGGGCCTGTCAACTTATGGGTTATCCGAGCATCAATGTGAGAGGTGATGTCCGTTTTATTAAAATAGTTCTGTTTTAAATAGCCAAGATTGACAACATCATTATCTACTGCCGGAGGGATTAGTACCTTAAAGCCACCACCGGTTGACCGTCGTGGAATCCAGGCTCCACCGCGGGGTTGATTACCGTTAGGCTCAATGACATCTGCTATTGCTTTTAATTTTTCGCCTGTTTGGGGAAGTGTTTTATATCCCTCAGGTCCTTGCTGCAAGGTTCGTTCGGCGAAAGCATTAATTTCGCTGATAGCAGAAGTTTTAGTAGTTGTAATTTCGTTTTGAGCAGTAGTTTTTTGAGTTCCAATTTCAGTCCTTGCTTGAGCAAGAGTATCTCTCGCTGTTTGGAGATCAGTGTTTTTCGCAGCAAGAGTATTGAGAAACGCCTTCACCTGTTTGTCATACTCAACAAGTTGATTGTTGAGTTTGTCAAACTCGGGTTTATATTGACTTGCCTGCACAATGATTGGGCGGTTTTGGTTCCAAAACTCAATTGTTTCCGCAAAGGTTCGTGCATACTGATCCAGCTTCACAATCGCTTCGGAGAGTTTATCGCTCTCTGTTTTTTGAGAGTTTTTGATTGAGGCTAATTCATCTCGAAGATCAGTAGTCCCTTGGTAGGTTTGCATGATACCAAGAAGGTTCCGCTTGTCAGAGATCACTTCTGATACGTCAGCGCGGAAGTCTGAGAGTGACCAGCCATCTTCAGGCTTTTGTTTAGCCTCAAGTGCAGCCAAGCGACTTTCAATAGACAAGCGAAACCTTTCTGTATTAGAAACCTAATGATTAGGATTCTACTTCAAAACCCATAAGTGGCGCAAGTTCCTTCCAGCCAAGACCACCGTAAACAAACCGCATCGAGTAATCGAGCTCATCGTCACGGCTAGCTTCAAGGGTAACGCCGTACTTCACTTCCTTCTCAGCGGAGAAAGCAAGTTCATCCGGGTCAGAGACCTTGGTCTTCGGAGCATCGAAGATCATAAAGATAGGCTTTGCTTCGGTACCATCTCGGAAGATAAAGAGTGCACGCCGATACACAGTCTCAGGAAGATTCTGCTTAATGAACTGCGTCTGGGTGTTCTTCTTCACCTTCACATCGGTAAGGTCAATGCCGTAGTACATAGCAAGAGTGATCTTCTTGGTCTCTTGCATCTCGAACTTCGCTGACATGGTGTCTTTGGTAATGTCGGAACGGGTTGGTTCCGCTGCGCCGTAGCTTTCAACCTCGCTCTTATCGGTAGAACGAGTGAAGGACACACCAGCATCCTTCGAGGTCCAACCAACAGATTCATAACCGAGCTTAGCGAAGTTTACAATCTTGCCTTCATCGGTGAAGATATCTTCTGGAACCCGAGTGGTCATCGGAGCCACAAGAACGATACAGCTTAGACCCTTACGAATCAGGTTGCCTTTGGCACTCTGAAGGTCGCTAAAGGTTTCGATTGCTTCCACCACAGCAGTAGCATTCACCACTGCAAAGTTCTGACCAGAATCCTTACCCGTGGTTGCAGTATCATCAACCGTAAGAGTGGTGGCGGTCACCTCAATGGTGAACGGACCACCGGAGGAACCGGTAACCTTTGCGGAAGATTCGCCAGAAAGCTTACGAATCTCAGTCTGCATCTTAGCCGCGGTAAGCGGATGGGCAATTTCACCAGTAGAAGTACCGCCAACTACCAGCTTAATAGAACCAGCAAGAGTGCCAGTCGGAAGAGTCAACGTAAACTTAGTCAACTACAACTCCAATCTTATATCCATTTCACGCGAGCGTGAATTTCAAAACTTTTATCTAATTCGATTTCATCATCTAACAGAGGATCTTCCCGGTCAGGGCCAGTGAGAACCACTGCAAAATCCACCAAAAAACCCGCTAACTCCGTACCAGGGGAAGCAAGAATCCGCTTTGTTGCTTCATCACAGAGCATCTGTGCGCGCCTGAAATCCTTGGCGAAAAACTTTAACTGTAAACCCATAATGTCGGTGTATGCATCAGAAAGGTAACCGAGCCGACGCCGAATAAGAATATAATCGAAATCCTTCATTCGGTACGTTTTCCCACTTTGGGTCATCTCTTCATACCGATCCAACACTTGAGCACGTGAACCACCGATCTGACCTTCTCCAACTAGATCATGAAGTAGCTCATACATCATGGCTTCGAGATCTGGAAGTATATAATTATCCACGTGTACCTGCCGACTGAATCGCTTTGGTGATTGCCAACCGGCGCTTCTCCAACTGAGTCACAGCAGGAATAAACCGCTCAGGAGCCGTTGAATAAATCTCATAGGTCTGCCGATCATGCTTCGCACCACTTGGGACACGACGACGAACTTTGATCGTATCTTTGAGATGGTAACGTCCGGGATGGTCATTGCTAGTACCAATGTTGTACTTTAACGCCTGGGAAACCATTTCGGCCTTGGCACGAAGTACCCGGTTTAACGGTTTGCTACGCAGAAGAACCTTCCGCATTCCCCAATAATCAGAGAAATATAGGACGCCTTTACGCTGACCAGAAGCCTGTTTACGCAGACGATTTTGGTTGAAAGCATTCGCTTTTTTAGTTTTATCAAAAGCAGGTATCCTAGCCAATGGTCCGATCCACCCGCTTCCCATTCATCCGCGCAATCATGACTTCTTTCCCCGCTGTAATGCCTGACCAGGGGGAAACCCAATCCATGTCACCTTGGCCTTCAACAATATAAACTTGCTTCTTACCGGTATCATCGGTAAAAACAACATAGTCATCGGTAACAACGTCTTCGTCGATATCACAATAAAGAGATTTACCTGTATATGTCGTTTTGTTATAGAAGGGACTTGCGTCTTTTACTTGAGTAAGTCGAGGAGAAACAATAGCTTGATGAATAACATGGCTTTTTACCAGACCAACAAGAGCCGCAGGCATGGACTCTTCTAGATCATCCTTTGGCGGAGTATTCACAGAGAATTGGTTTTTCCGCTTTCGCCAAATTTCAACATCACCGGTATAATCCGCTGTGCGAGTGAGCGCCTCTAAAATCCGTACCACCGCCTTTGATACTTTGGCCATTTATCCATAAGGTTCGTGGTAAACATTAACCCTGAGGTATCAGTTTTTGCCGAACGAACCATATTAGTGTCAGGTGCCAACATAGCCTCAAGGGCTGTGAGATCCCGAGCTAGAAACAGGTTCTTGAAAGAATCTTCGGAATCAAATTTGCTATAAGCAAAGGGTCCAATGGTTTCAGCAGAGAAACCGTCTGGGTTATTGACCCGCCTTCGTACCGCTTCTGTAACCATGGCCGTCACGAAAACCCGTAACGGAGAGTCAGCCCCGTCAGCATCCCACCGACCTTTTAAAGTGGGATACCAACCACACAGCCGGGCAGAAATATTTTCCGCATAGGCTGTGATGAGCTTTTTCCGCTGGTCAGAAGAGACCCCTTTCAGGAAGGGCTCTACGTCATCAACGGTAACGAAGCTAAAGGCCAATTACTCACTTTCCTTAAATAGCTCTGGGCGAACAGACTTGATATATTCGACAATCTCATCACGAGATAGAGACTTATCGACTTCCACACCAATCTTTTCAGCATACTTTCGCCAGGTGGCTAGGGCTGCTTTAGGACGAGGGGGAGCAGGAGTATCTTCTTCACTTGAAGATTCAAACTGCGTATCTTCTTGAGGTTCTTCGTTCTCAGAAGGAGAAGCCGAAGTCTCTTCGGTATTTACTGCCGATTCCTCGGGAGAAGATTCTTTGTTTTCAGAAGGAGAATCATCTTCCTTCACCTCGGGAGTTGCATCCTCGGAATGAGCCTCAACCTCGGGCTGCGGATTAGATTCCTCTTTTTCCTCCACAACCACAGGACTAGAAGATTCCTCTGAGGACTCCTTCTCTTTCTCCTTTTCCTTCTTCGCTTCTTCCTCAAGTCGCATGGCTTCCTTGAGTTCATCATTTGAAGGAATATGAACAGGAGGGGCAGGATTTGCCTCAGGATCTACTGGCGCAGGAGGCACTTCCTTGGTCTGATTATCTACACGAGGCTCAGCCGCCGGCCGTTGATCGAATATGGACGGGGGAACATACCACAAATCCTTGTTATACTGTTCCATAATCTCCGCTTCGGTCTTCTTATAGCGGTCAGGAACATCTTCTCGCTTGTTGAGTTCTAGTTGCCATTCTCGCCGTTTTTGAGCGAGTTCATGACGATTACCAAGAACTCCAACATACATAATCGCTGACCAGGCTTTAGCTACTTCCTCTGGTGTAAACTTATCCGGCACCCCAGGTTCTGAAACAGGGAACACCGGAACATCATCGGAGAAAGCATAGTAAATATGCTGTCCGATTTTATCCTCAGCCCATTCAGGAACTAACTCCCAAACATCAAAGAACCGGAGTCCTTGATTTACTTCATCACGAATAAGGGTTGGGAGCACAAACCGGAAGCTTGGCATGGAAACCTCTTTATTAAGCTTGTGCAGCTTACCGTCTATGGCCTGGTCAGTCAATTAAATCACCTTCGCAGTGAAAATATAGTTAGGCTTGAAGCAGACCGGAAGCATAATTGCATCGGCCATCACCTCTAGACCAACCGGGAAGGTGTTCTTGTTGATAACACCAGCTACGAGACCAGGGGCTCCAATGCCGCCGTTCCCGCCAACACCGAGTGCCTCTGCGCTCAGGGTTTCACCCCAATAGGTGCGACCCAAGGTAGAAGTTTCAGGCTTAGCAGGATCAGCGCTCTTAGTGGTAAGCAAGATGGTATCTTGCGGACAAAGCTGCTTCGTCTCCACCTGACCAGTATTGAGATTATCCACCTTGAACCGAGCAGTCGTTGCCGTCTGAACACCGGGGATCTCAAAAATTTCCGACATGAGCCGCTCAAGACGAGTCCGGTTCGTACGTGCATAAGCAGGATCATTGGTACCAATGTAAATACCCTGCGCAAGCAGGTTAGCCTGCTTAGCTACCGTAGGATGGTTAGCAATAGCGCGCATGACCTTCTCCGGCGCATGCATCACCTCTGGATAGAAGCCGTTCTCCTCGCGGTAAAGCTCTTTCCAGTCATAAATCTGATCTAGCGGGTTAGCGGTCGGATCAGTGAAGAGCTTCGGAGCGGTGATCTTAAATTCAGGCTTCCGACCACAGTTAATAACCTGGGTCGGGGCGTTCGGCATTTGCAACTCAACCTTGTCATTGTACAAAATGTTTGCACGCTGCACAGCAGCTGACATTGCAATGGCTTTGGCTGCACGCTTCACATAAGATTCAATTGCTGGGGAAGCAATATCCTTCTTGCTATTTCGGATCTCGTACAGCGTTTTTTCATCAAAGACGTAGTTACGAGAGATCAGTGCAAGCTGGAAGTATGCCTTTTGGGTTTCACCGAAACGCTCAGAGGTTGCGGTACCGGAGAACGTACGGAAGTTTGCGACCACAATATCGTCGATTTCCGGGCCATACTCGATTGCTGCACGAATGTCAGAGACTTCTTCGCTAGGGAAAAGCTCAGCAAAGGAGTCCGGGTTTTGCAGATCAAAGAGGGCTTGCTCACGTCGGGCAATGGTAGTGAGGACTTCCGGGTCCCAATAATCCCGGTTGACTACACCGTCTAGTACTGGCATTGATTACGCTCCGTTCGGTTCGATGTAAACAAACCGGGAAGGAATATCATCTTTTTCCGGTTTAAAGGCGGGAAGCCAAACCTTATAGATCGTGCCTCGAACGGCAACCCCGGTCTGGACATGTTCGTAAAAATTAAATTGACGATCCTGGATCTCGTTGACGCCGAGGGTGAAGCCGTCTACTTTCTTGCCTGCTGCTTTTGCAGCAGCGTCAAACATTTTGTAGACGTCGCCGTCTTTGTATACAGGTACGCCAGATTTGAGATAGCGGGATACTCGGTGGTCGCCTTCCGCTTTTACTTCTGCGGTGATTTCAAGGACGCCATTGACACCCTTGTTCAGCTCCCACGGGTCCGCCATCCAGCGGCGATCGTCAATGTCTTTAATGACTTTGCCTTTGACGATCCCAAGATTGCTATTAACGGTTGCCAATAGCTTTCTCTCCTTACTGTATGTATTTGCCAAGCCCGTTGTCGGAGCCTAGCTGTTGTTTGTTGTTGCTTTTGGGGGGCTGCGAGGTTGCAACCCCCTTAAGCTGTGAAACTAGTTTATTAATTTGTTCCTTGTCAGGTTCACCTTTATCATTGATAAGTTTATCATAACTAATAAAGTCATGTAAAGTCTCTACCGTGGAGTTATCCAAACCACTTGCAGCAGCCGCATTCACAAACTGAGCCTTGACCAACAAAGTCTGGGCTTCATTCACAAGTTTTTCTGCTGAATCATCCACTTGATTCTTAACTTCTTTTTGCTTTTCCTCAGGCTTCTGTTCAGACTTTTTCTCTTGTTGCACCTCTTGCTGAGAGGAAGCTTGCGTCTCTACTACCTGTTCCTTCACCTGCTCGGTGACTTGCTTGGTATCCTGAGCCTCTTCCTTGGGAGCGCTATTCATTGCCCCCAACATCTCGGTCATGAGACCCAAGAACTTTTCCGCTTGATCTTGAGACAGTGCCATATTTTCTATCCTTTCGCACCAATGTATTCGACATATTCTTCTTCCCCTGGTTTAGCATTGGCACTCACCAGGGTTGGACCATATTCAGGATGGTCAACCACTTTAAACCGTCCGCGTTTCAACAACTTTCCACTTGTTGAGCCGCCGACCTCGTTGTAAAAAACTTCTAGATCTTCATCATTAATTGCTTGACCAGGATCAATAATTTTACCATCAACTTCAACGATTTCTGCCACTTCACAGTGGCAGTTTGCATGAATCGGCAATAAATCTTCCCGGGTGTACATCATGGTTGATGCGACCACGCATAAACCACAGGATTCCCCGCTCTTTGAGAGCTCAGGATGGATTACTCGCCGATAGCCTTTTACTTTGTTCTTCGGCATACGCTTCATTGCTTCATGATGCGTATTTCGGCTAGCGGCTTGCACGTCCTGGCTTACCATCCGTTCTAGTCGCTCTTCTGCTTTTTGTTCAGCCCAAGTACGAATGATTTGTTGTTCATCTCGGGGGCTGAGGAAGGGGACACTTTCGGAAGACGAATCTTTAGGCTTGTTTTGGGTAATTTGATCTTCGGAAGGTTTGGAAACATCTTTTGATCCAAGCTTGGAATCCTGATCCTGACGTTTCGATAGATCGGTCGGGACTGATTGCTTGCCTGCTTTCTCAACTCCCTGATCCTGGCTGCTGCGCGTTGGTTGTGCGTAGCTTCCGCCTTCAGTTTTGCCTTCTTGACCGGAGTTTTTAAGCCTTTTTTCTGCCTGCTCAATTAATTCCTCCCAATTTTCCTTCCTTACTTCTCCCTTTGGCTGCTTCGCATCAGGAGTAATATAATGTAACGGCTTGGTGGGTAAAACGTCTGCTTTTTCGTACGAAACTAAAAGCCGTTTGATAACTGGATCATCTTTCTTTCGGCGAACATTTTTCCAGTACTCGTCTGCGATTCGTGCATAGGCAGTCTCTAAATCGGTCTTCCGAGACTTCGGGATAACTTCAAGGCTTGGTAAAGCAGCCGAGAAGGTAAGACCCATTGCTCTGGTCCGTGCTGTGGTAGCTGACCATGTGACCATTTGGGATTGCCGAATCGCAGAAGTCACAATAGCCGCTGCGGATTTCGCAAATGTCTTAATCCCCGCTTTAGTGGCTAGATTTGAAGTCCGTAAAATAGCCACAATCTGATTGGTGGCTGCATCAATAATCCGCTGCTTAGCAGCTGCTACTGCCGTCGTAATGGCTGCTACCTGAGCGATAGAGAGTTCTTCCTGCTGCTCAGGTGTTAACTGCTCACCTGGGGCAACCAAAGGCATATCAGCAATGCTGGGTTGCGGAGGCAGATAGTGCGGATTATAGAAACTATCAATTGGCGCTGTCATCTGCTTCACCTCGCTTCTGAGCAATAACGTCTGCGGACTGGTTCTGTTGCTTCAAAGCATTGTCATCTTGCTGAGTCATGGAGTTAGCCTGCTTAGCACGGGTAAGAGGCGTGCCTTGATTCGACTGACCAATAACCTGGTTCCACAGGGCTTCATCACGAATTTCCACTTGTGCGCGAGTAATTTGTTCTGGAGTAAAGTGCAAGCCTTCTCGAAGCGCAGTCGAAATCGCAATACCGTTGGCCACCAAGGTAGCGAAAGCGGCTGTCTTCTCTGTAAGTGTGTAGGTTTGTAACGGACCCCAAATAGGCTCAAGCTTATTAATATCAGCGCGTTCTTTTTCACCGTTCAACTCTAGAAGTAGTGACACATGTCGTTTCCAGGCTGGGGCAAACCGCTTTCGGCGATCTTCCACCTTGGCGGTGGAGTTTTCCCGTGCTGCGTCAGCGCCTGCTGAAGATTGATTCAAGCTGTCCGAGAAGTAGGACATTGGAGTGTACGTCAATGACGCCAGGTCTTGAACATCTTGCTTGGCGGCTTGTAAGAACTCTTGGAAGCTTGTTTGGGCTGACTCCTGGAAATTGCTTTCTTTCGGAAGCATCCAGTTAATGCCAATACCGTTTTTGAAAACGTTATCATAATCAATAGGTCGGCCTTCTCGGTCAAACTCTTTAAAGTTGCCAATAAATACTCGTTGCCGGAAGGCTTGCATAGTGGCAATAAGTAGCCGGTGCGCCACCATATGGTTAATGCGGTCAATAAGTGAGGTGTGTTCCTCAAACTCAGCTCTCGCATCTTTGTTTTTGAGTACGGTCACTGGGATTCGAGAGACTTCTATCGGATCGTATTCTTTCCACCAAGTCCAGCCTTGGGAAACTAACCGATTATATGGAATCTCGGTATCATAAGCCGTGATGCATTCGTGATCTTTCTTGGCTGCGCGAGCACGGGCTTCTTCAATAGATAAAGTGGGGGTGACGGAGGTGATCTCCTTCACAGCCACTGCCATATATACACCACCAGCTGCTTCACCTGTAGCTGGATCAATCTCACCACGGATAAAAAGATTCAGTACGTCTCGCTGGAGTGCACGGTCACGATACATCACCACCGCTGCAATCGGTTCCCCGTAGGGGTCACGCATCACCGCTGCGTTGGTTGGCGGAAATACCTTCTGCCGTTTCGTGCGCGGGTCTACATACAGGTAGCTTTGCCGATAACCGCATGCAAGCGCCATGGCTTCTTGGGCTTGGATACCCATCTCGTCACGGTCAAACAATTGTGCGATCACTTCGTCGCCGTTCTCGTCTGAAACAGCCGCGGAGCGGAAGCCTAAAATACCTAAACGATCAGTGGTGGCCGAAACAATCAGCTTAGCCCAGTTCGTTTGAGCCATAGCTTTCAAGATTGGTAGGCCTTCTACCTGGTTCGTTTCCGGGGTAGAGAAATGGTCAAGGAGGTTAGCCCCAGTGAGATAGTCTTGATTTCGCTCAATGTATGTTGTTCGGCTTGCTATTTCACTAAGTAATGAGCTAGCGAAGAAATCTGGAGTATTTCGATCGTCTGTCTTCTTGATTGATTCGCCATATGTAATTCGATATTTCACGTATTAACCGCCTAATCGGATTGGTACTTGTAGGAAATCGGTTTCGATCTCTGCTGCTCCCTTCGCTAACGCTTGTAGCCGAGCTTCCCAAGAGAGCACAGCTGCCATCGCTGCGTCGTATTTGAGTTCCCGCTTAATCTTGGTTAGCCGCCATTTCTGGTTGTTTTCGTCATCGTATTGGTTGAGAAGGTTTTTCCCTGCATTACCGATGTGTCGTTCAAGATCAGGGTTGCCGGTATGAGCTACGTCACCTGAGTCTATAGCTTCCTTGTATGAACGAAGCGCGTAATACATAGGATTTGTTTTATTAGTGTACCAAAAGATAACTTTCTTTTCCCAACGTCCAGCCCAGGCAGATAATTGCTCTTGCCAATAAGGAGGATCGGCAAACATCCAATACACTTCGAAGTCTTCAAACAGCGCCTCAATGGTTGCCTCAACTTCGGAAACCGGAACCTCCCAATTCTTTGAAGCTGGGTCATCTTTTGGTGGACGCTCCCAAAGACCAGCAAGCTGCTGAACACCTGTATTAATATCAGTTATCACAATCGCTGTGGAGTCTTGGGTTTTAGCACCATCAAAACCAATGGTGATAAGTGAGCCATGCGGGATCCGCAAATCTGGGTCCCCAAGATCAGCAAATTTCTTCCGGTCGAACGCATACATTGAGCTTGCAACCCAGCGGTTACACCAAACCCGTTCAAGGCGTGAGCGATCCGCACCTTCCTCATCCCAGAGTTTCGCTGTGGCCAGGAGGTCTCGCCACGTGGCAGGGCCTGCGGCCTCGCGCAAGGCCTTTAACCGCTGCGCGATGGTATCAAACTTCGCTAACTCATCTGAGGTTTGCCGATGATAGAAGAAGGTGGTGCAGTCGTCAATCTTGAGATGTTTTTTGTTTGCGTTCTTGACGCCTTCTTCAAACTCACTTTTCGCAATTGAGTCTTCAGAAGGGTGACCCGCGGTGGTGATCGACAGCTTCCAAGTACCGAACATGCCTAGCTTCGGGAGGCCGTGCACCACCGTTGAGTACGCCTTGCGGTTTTGTTCAGAGGTAAACATATGGGTCTCGTCAAACACCACAAAGGTAGGTTTGAGACCTTCGGCGCTTCTTGAAGTTGCGGCTAGCGGAAGCGCTTTCGAGTTCACTTCACCTTGTACCATGATTCGCTCTTGGGTCACGTCAAACCAGTCTGCGTCTGGTATTTCTTTAGCTATCTCCATGGCCACACCATACCCAAGATCAAAAAGCAGCTCTTTGGTTGGTGCGAAGAATGGAATATAGGGGGATTGTACTGGAACGCCGGGGGCTAATCCGCCTGGCATAGAGGGGTCATAGCCGTTAAAACGGACCGGTGCCTCGGGGTGCAGCTCACAAAGAGCGATGATCGCCCCCAACTCAGTTTTTGCGCAACCCTTCGGGACGGCGACGTTTACTGAATAAAAATGCCTACGTCCTGACATGTCGATGTACTCGTCTTCATACTTGGACTTGTGTCCTTCTGGGAAGTACTCATAGGCACGCATGAGGATGTATCGGAAGTCTTCACGCACTTTGTATGGTTGGCCTTGCAGAGGCCCTGGCCCGAATACGAAATGGCTTTCGATGAAATCAATAACTTGTGGGCCTAAAGTTGGCCAAATGTCCAGCGTCCCATCTGGCTTTCTCGCTGGTTTTGGGGAGATGATTTCCACGATTACACCTCGAAGCCTTGCTGTCGCATCCTCCGTCGCTTCCGGGCACGTGCCGATACTGAGAAGTCATTTGGGTCAGTTGGTGCAAACCGCTGATTAAAAGCGGTGGTTTTTTGTACATGGTGCTCAAAACAAAGCAGCTGCAAGTTATCTAGCCGATTTGCCAAATACTTTTCATGGGGCTGGAACTCGCTCAGTTCTATAATGTGGTCAACTTCCGTTCCTGGCTTCCCGCAAATGGCGCACTTGCCGTCATAGAGTTCTCGAACTCGCTTACGGATAGAATCGGTGGTGTGGGATTCTTTTTTCGGCAGGGGATGCTCGGCACACCGAGTGGTACCAGGAAGCGCTAGATTATGGCAGGAATGATACACTGGGGTTTCTGATTCCCAGGAACAGAAGGTGACTTTTGGCAAATTAAGCCATCCGTCCTGCGGTTTTACGACGGCTTGGTGCTTTCTTTGACCGGTAGGTCTTGTTCTTGAGTTGGCGTGCTACCGCATTCTTTGGTGCGAAGTCGTGCCCCCACTTGGAACCGGCCTTGCCTTTGCCTTTTTTGTTTTTGTTGAGAGGCTTATTGCCCCGGCCTGCTTTTGCCACAAATATTTCCTTTACTTTCGATTAATTAAACCTATTATAACATATGTAGTTTAACCAACCTTAGTTTATTATGGCAAGAAAAATAGGCCCTGATTTTAGGGCCTATTATGAAGCGGGCTATTCGGCTAGGTGTTCAACTGATCCAACCCATTGATTCACCAGGTCTTTGAAATCAGGTGGGACAAAACCCTCGCCTTTGACGAACTTGCCGGTTTCCGGGTCGGTTTTTCCGCCTTTGAATTTGGTGCGGTTCGATTCGCAAACTCGTTCAAGAACTTCTGAAAGATCGTAACCCGTATGGGTTTTCACCGCCAAGCCTAGCAAGGTGAAAAGGACATCACCGAAGGCGTCATAGAGATCTGTGAGTACCTTTGCTCGGTATTCTTGATCCAGCGCAAACTTTGGTTTCGCCATAAGATCTACCGCTTCCTTAAGCTCGTCTACTTCTTCAAGGAAGAAGTTGAGAGCTGGACGAAGCAAAGCTTCCCGGTCACCTTCTGCATTCAACAGGGTTTTCATGTGGTCTGAAATGTTTGGCGGGATTTGTCCAACCTGCATGTTCCAGTTACTTACTTCGTTGACGAAATCGTCAAAAGCCCAGTTTTGTGATGCCTTATACGTGGTTGGCGCTTTAGGGCCCGCGCTTAGGCCTGCGGATTCAAGAACCTTGCCGAACACCGCTCGGTCAAGAACGTAGAGTTCTTCGGCAATGAGTGCGATCACTGATCGGAACTCCGCATCTACTCCCGCGTCGGAACGCTTCTGGATGATTTCTGACCAGGTTCGGAAATTGCCAGTTACCACAATTGATGTTGCGGTAGCATTCGGCAATACACACCGGGCTGCTTCCGCCGCTTGTTTTTTAGAAGCCTCTGGATGATAACGCATCACCATGTCGAAAAGCTTATTGTACAGGTATAAGCTTTCATTGGCGAAGCACTCTAGCTTTGCTTCCATTGATGCTTTAGGTGAAAGTTCAGGATCACCACTTGCGTTAGTGGTTGGGATATCTTGCAAAGCCGGAGGGAGAACCATCCCCAACCCTTTATCTGGGGATACGAACCGCTGGGAAAGCACGCTAAAGGACAGGTGGCGGTGACGAGTAAGTTCTGCTAAGAAAGAACGGCTCACACCTTGAAGAAGAAACGTTGCTGAAGCGTGCTCCATGATGGAGTAATGCTGCTTCTCATGGATCGTCTTCTCTACATACTTCGTTGGAGTGTTGGTTTCTTCGTTTGGACGATCCCAGGACTGGTAACAATTGCGTCCCGCAAACTCGATGAGACGAGTTGAGTCTGGGTCACCTGGTTCAGGGGGTAGCACGGGACTGAACAGGTAGTTAAACTCTGGATTTAGCCGGGTGAAAGCAAGTAATGTTACTTGCGGAATTTGGGAAATTCGTACAACCATTTATAGCACCTTTTCCGCTGCGTAGTCGTAGGAGAAATCGCCTTGGTTGTTTCGTGCTAGTTCGCGTCGGCGCTGCTCAACATAAATATCGTTCTTGTTCCAAAACGCTTCCATGAACATTGCGCGTAAGATGGAGAGCTGTTGGCGCTTTTCTTCAGGGACTGACTTGGGGTCTACGAGGAAGTATTTGGGCAAGCCTGGGGTGTACTGGATTTCTTCTTTTGGTTTGTCCTGAATGAAGGATGCGATTTCCAGGTCTCGTTGGTCTACAATTTCGTCGTACTGGTCGCGGAGGTTTTGAAGTTCCTCATCGGTGTATTCTTTGAGCTTTTTAGCCATAATTCTTCCTTTCTAGAAGAGGGGTAGGGGGTCTGGCATAGATTCTACCGGATTGGGGGAATGAAGTCCTAGTGCTTGGCGGAGGAAACCGATTCCTTCTGGTTTCACAAAGGTGGTTCGGGTAGCTACTCGCTTTTCAGTCCGGGGATCAATGCGATAGCCTTGTTTGACTTCAAAATACTTCATGTACCGCTGGTATGGGGTGTTATAGTCTTGCCCTCGGGAAATGAAAATTCCCCCATGTCGGAGTTGGGCAAAAAGACTATTTCGGCCGGTTCCCAACATTTTCGCTGCCTCTGACATGGTATAGAGGCCTTCGGAACTACAGACCGCATCGTAGGCTTCCGCTTTTGGTTGAAGTACCTTGTTTTCCGCTTCTAGTGCTAGTCGCTCTTTTTCAGCTGTAATAGCTAACTCCAGAATTTCAAGCCGGGACATGTCGCTTGGATTAGGACGTTGTTGTGGTTCTGCTTGGGTATTTCGTTGCAGTTGCTTCTCAGCTTCGATGAAGTATCGGCGTGCTTGCTGACCTAGTTCTGAGCGCTGAATCATAGCAATTTCCTTTGCCATGTCCAGACTCACAATGTGGTTGAGTCGAGCTTGTGTTGGCATTCCCGCAGGTGGCGACGGATACTCATTTTTGAGTAAGTAGTCCGTTCCTTCTTCAAAACCGTAAGCAACCATCCGGGGGAACCAATCATTATAACGAGCTCCTATTTGTAGGAACTTGTGAAGGTCCCGACCCATAACGGCTTGCACAGAATCTTTCATCTGGACGATGGGAAGCAAATACTTGATGAGATCAGACATTTTTTTGACTCCTTTGGGTTGTCTGATTGGGTGGACAATGTGTCTGGTTATCATTATAGCAAAAACACCTAGACCATAAAAGATCTAGGTGTTCCTACCTGTCAAATAATTATAATGAAACCCAACCGATCAAATATGTTCTATGGGAGAGAACCAAGAGCCACCGGAAGTCCAGAAAAAGCCAGAGGCCGGGGCTCTTGATCGGTTAACTCATATGATAGCAAGAAACCCTTAAAAAGACAAAACCCCTGGTTATATCGAACGGTCATTTTTGACCGCATAGAAAATCCCCCGGGGGGAGTCAAAGAAAGCCCCGGGGGGAGTCAAAGAAAGCCCCGGGGGGAGTCAAAGAAAGCCCCGGGGGATCACCCAATCAATCACTCAATCCCTACTAAGAGAGACCTTGCACTTGCGCTGTCGCAAAGCGCAATGCTTATTATATCACGATCCTTCTTGCAGCACAAGGATGGTACGCTGAAGCAGGGCAATCATGGATTTGGTATCACCCATGTTGTAAGATTCAATCGCAAGATCAAAGCGCCTATCTTTGGCTTCTTCTACGTCTGGGCCTGTTTTATCACGAAGAATAATGAGGACTCCACCAAATACTTCTTTGTCTAAATCGGCGCCTGGCCAATGCTCTTCCTGCACTCGCTTTACTGCTTCTGCGCAAGCGGAATCCTCAGTAATGTAGGTTTCATCTGAAATATGCTTGGTCATGATAGGTCGCCTTCAACTTTCTGCATTTCTAGCTCAATAAGTCCATCTCGCAGATCTTCATACTTGTGATATCGGTCTTGAAGCTCTTGCATAAGATCATCAAAATCACTTTCAGAGACTGTCGCATCAACAAAGGAATACACCCATTCTGAGGGGTATTCCACTAAGTACTGAATGACTTCTTCAATAAGAATTGTCGGGGTGACGTTTTCTGCCAGACCGGGGAAGACAGGGAGCACTCTTTCCATGTAAAAGCTCCGCAGTACCGCTTTTTGGGACTCGAACTGTTCCCAAAGCTGAGCGACTTCCTGCTCACTCAAAACTTCTTCCTCATCCTGATAGGACTCAGTGATTCTTTTTGGTAGCTTCTGGATTTCCCAGTTAATGAGCTCTTGCAGCGTGTCTTTCGTCTCAAACAGTTTGTTGATGCGCTCTGTGTCTTCCGTCTGTTCCTCTAGGGAAAGGTAGAGTCGGATAAGTTCTTCATCGCTTGGTTGGTTGTGCATGTTTAGTCACATTCTCCCTCGTCGTCATTGTCATCAAAGATATCCTCGAAAAAATCTTCCCAATATTCATCACTACATGGATGATTGGACATGAAAGAAGTCCTTCGTTGATTTTTTGAAGAGTTGTTAAATTGTGTTCTTACCCTGCGTCGTTTACGCATCTTTAGATCCTTCCTTGAATAAGACTGCTTGTTTGAAAGCTTCTGTGCGGATTTGTTGTTCCTTTTGCCTGCGGCTTTCTGCTTCGGCGTGAACTTTGAGGAACTCGTCAAATGACCGGTAGCGGGGTTTTGTTGGTTTCCTCGCTGGGTTACGGTTCATCTTGTTCAAGATCTTCTAGATAGTCGGACATTGAGATCACTTTTTTGTTGACAGCCTCAATATTGTTCTTTTGACAGTCGTGCGCCAGGCAGAGGTAGGAGGCTGCATCGAGGCTGTCGTCAATCAGGCTTTCTGGGTATTCCTCATAGACATTGCCTAGAAAATCCGGGTCTGGGTCAACACATTGACTAAAGTCCGTGTTAGCGGTGACTCGTGCGATTTTGAAAAGCGCCATCATGCGCGCCACATCCTCGGAGAGGAGAGTGATGTCTGCGTCTTCTCGGGTGGAGAGATACGCGGACCATTGGCGGGCAATAGCGGGGAAGGTTTTGTCGCTGTAGGAGTCCCCGCGTTCTTCTAGGATGTGTTGGATTTCTTGTGCTGTGTCCATGAGGTTCCTTTCTATGTGGACTGATTTGATTCTAGCATAGTGAGGAATTGTTTAGTGTGGTCACTAATGGTTGTTGCCATGTCCTCAATTTCGGCTTCTGATGCGCACAAATCCACGTCAGCCACATGGGTGATGTCGGTGTAGCCTTGAACCTCTAGAATCTTCTGGGTGTCTTTCACGGCTGCGCAGAAGTCCCGACCAAATGTAAGATTCCCGACGCCGATAATGAATTGGGGAGTGTCCCGCAGAATGCATTTCTCGGCTTGGAGAAAATCTTGCAACGGCTGGGGGATCATGTCGTCTTTCACCCGCTTTCCAGTTGCCGGGTCATCCACGAACCGTCCGTAGCTGGGAACCAGCCACACCACGGAGGAGTACATGCGCTTTCCGCGGAATTGGTGTGAATCCATATCAAGCGAGGCGCTTTGTTGAATGCCTTCAAGATAGCGTTGTTCTTCTGGTTTGAGGTGCCCCCTGACGCCTTCCTTTGGGGTGTTAGTGAGGCAGATCCCTTCGAATTTCGGGGTGTTGTCTTTTAGCCATAAAGCGGTTTGTAGGTTGGTGAGTACCTTCCGGGTGTTACCCGACAGACTGTAGGCAATGAGCAGATGGTTGACCCAGGGTCCAGTTTGGTTAGTTGGCATTGAGATTCTCCTCTTCGGTTACAAGGCCTAGTTTGAGTTTTTGAATCATTTCTTTTGCGAGCTGTTGGTCTTCTTCCGACAGGGTGGTGATTCGCTCTTCTAGGTCACGTACGGCTCGGAGTGAGTCGATAGTGATTCGACTGCTTGCAAATGGGAACGGATTGGTTTTGAACAACTCAATGAGGGTGTTTCCCGCTTCTTGGAACCCCCGCTTGTCTTCTTGGGTGAAGAGTAACTCTGGTCCGTAGAGGGCCGGAACAAGTGCCTCACGGAGCTGTTCTGCGTCAAAGACTTTTTCTAGAGGGAGGATGATTTGAATCTTTCCTGACTCAAGAAGTTTCTCTGCTAGGTCTTTGTTGACTCGCTTTACCGTTTCTGGGTTGGGGAACTCGAAGGTTTCTTGCCGGATTGCTGCGAGTAGCGCTAGGGAATCTTCGTCTAGTTGGATTTCTAGTCTCATGGGTTCTCCTTTCTGTGTTGGTGACTCAATTATATATGACTGGTGGAAGGGTGAGAGTTTTGAGTCAAGATATCTTTGTCACACGTTAAAGCAAAACAAAAACGAAAAATTATGCAGAAAAACTTGAGTTAGTTGAGTTTTTGAGTTAACAGTGTTCAAAACATATCTTGACCTGCATGAATACCTAACTCAAATTCGACTCAAAAGTTGAGTTAGGGTTTTGAGTCGAAAAAATTTGAGTTGAGACCGGTTAAACGAAAACAAACTCAAAAATTTACCCAAAAAAGTTGAGTTGAGTTGAGTTTTTGAGTTGAGTCACCAAAAACCTATTCTGACCTGCACAAAACCGTAACTCAACTTTTGAGTTGAAACTGAGTTGAGTTGAGTTGGGCGAAAATCTGAGTTGAAATTTAAAGCAAACAAAATCAAAAAATCTGCACAAAAAAGTTGAGTTACTTGAGTTAATTTGAGTTTACCCTATTTAACCTGCGGAAATGCTAACTCAAAACTCAACTCAAAATCTGAGTCAGAATTTGAGTTGAGAATTTTCCGGGTTTCTGACTTCCGTTGAGCCGCCGGTAAGGCGGGAGGGGAACCGCAACCACGGGACCACAGCGACGAAACAGGTCTCTAACTCAAATTCTGACTCAGATTTCCAGATTTCTGCAAGCCTCTGACCTGCGCAAATGTGTAACTCAAATTCTGACTCAAAAAGTTGAGTTGGCCTTTCCGCTGGTCAGAGTAGGTTTTTAGGGGCTAACTCAAAAACTCAACTTTTTTGTCGATATTTTATAACTAATATCGCTTTAACGCTTATTGTTGTGCACTAGTGTATTTTTCTCTATACGCATTATTTTACAATTTAAATTGAGTTATTGAGTTAGAGTAGTAAAAAGGGTATATGACCTGGGAAAACAGTAACTCAATTTCAACTCAACTTTTTATTTTCCCAGGCCAGAATTTGAGTTGAAACTGAGTTAGCAGGTCAGAGGCTATTTTTGAAGCTGGAAAATCCCGGAAAATAGGGAACTCAACTCAAAAAGTTGAGTTAGGCAGAAAAAGACGCCTTGTCTAAACCGAAAGCGGCTGGTCAAGGCGCGTGCTCAAATTTGAGCGGCTGGGTTCAGGAATATTGGTTGTACAGATCCTGCTGTTGCTTCTCCCATTCCTTAGCGAAGGAACGATCGTTTGTGGCGGCTGCACGGAGCTGCTCACTGCGCTGCACAGCGGTGTTGCCTTGAGCGATAGTCCAGCGGAGCTTCACCCGTGCCTCAGGCGTGAGACCAAACTGCTTGATTCCATCCATCCAAAGCTTTTGGAAGCGGGCTCGGTCGGCGGCTTTATACATTGGGTTCAGGGATTCCTGGAGGTCTCCAGCGAGGATAACGAGGGTGTGATAATCAGCGGCTGTCCATTCGCTCACCATCGGGGAGGTCCAGATTTCTTCCCACCAGCGGAGGACTACTGGAGACCATTTGGTCTCGTCAGCACCGATGAGATCAGCGGGGAAACCCACAACTTCGCTAGCAGGCGGGAGTTCTGGTAAGGTGGCTAGCAGCTCCTCTCGCGGCCTTTGTGATAGCATGGTGGTAGCTGCCTTGGCACCCTTTTTTGAGGGGCCACCGGGCTTCCTGGGGGGTCCTGGCATGGCGATACGGGCCTTTCTTTGGTCAAATTAGGGGGACATGGACATTTTACCCCAATCCCGCGCAGAGCGTGATGTGCAGCACGCGCCCGGCTGGCCTCCAAAAAGGGCCTCCAAACCAAGCCCCACCGAAATTGTG